GGTATTTTATAATATGGCAGAAGTTCCTTTTGAAAATAAAACATCATTATTTTATTTCAGTAGAAATTTCATCAATGAAAAGAAATTACTGCAAGACTTAAATCCATCAAATGTTCCATATATCTTTATTCATGACGATCCTTCCAGAGGATTTAATATGGATATGGATAAAATTAGAAAAGATTTATTAGTGATAAGACCTACTGTTGGATATAAAATTTTTGATTATCTTGGTCTTCTTGAAAATGCCGAAGAAATCCACGTGATGGAATCCTGCTTTCAAGTTCTTGTCGATACCCAAAGATTCAGTAAGCCTTCTCTGTATCTTCATAGATACATAAGGAATTACGATGACTTTATGCTCCCAGAGCAATCAAATAATTATAAAATGGTGTATTAGGAGAATGAATGAAAGCTGCAGTTTTAGTTGAACTTAATTCTAAATTACAGGTTGCTGATGTACAACTAACTCCACTAAAAGTTGGGCAAGTTTTAGTTAAGGTATTGATTAGTGGAATTTGCGGCTCCCAACTGCATGAAATAAATGGTAATAAAGGAAATGGTAAATTCCTACCTCATCTTATGGGACATGAAGGTTGCGGTATTGTTGAAGAAATTGGTGAAGGCGTTACCAACGTAAAGGTTGGTGATAAAGTCGTTATGCATTGGAGAAAGGGTTCTGGAATTGAGGCTCCCTTTCCCACATATATCTTTGAAGGTAAGAATATGAGTAGTGGTAAGGTGACTACACTCAGCGAATACTCAATCACATCAGAAAATAGATTGACTAAAGTCCCTCAAGATATGCCGCCTGAATTTTGCGCTATCCTTGGATGCGCATTAACCACTGCGCTCGGTATTATTGATAATGAAGTTAATTTAAAACTTGGGGAAAGCTTGGCTGTAATTGGGTGTGGTGGAGTTGGTTTGAATTTGATTCAAGCTGCAACAATGAAAAATGCATGTCCAATAATTGCAATTGATAATAACCCAAATAAAAAAGATCTTTGCTTAACTGCAGGCGCGAATCAATTTTACACCTCAGTGAATGAAGTTAAAGAGAAGATTGATGTTGTCATAGACACTACTGGAGTTTCATCAGTAATCGACCAAGGTATTTCTATTCTTTCTGGAACTGGAAGAATGATTCTTGTTGGTCAGCCAGCTCCTGGAAAAGTTGTTTCAATAAACAATGCTCTAAATCTATTCAATGGCGAGGGTCAAAGTATTAAAGCCACCCAAGGTGGTAAGACAAACCCTCACGAAGACATTCCTAGATATGTTAAGCTGCATAAGCAGGGGTTGTTAGATGTTAATAAACTCATAACCCATACATTCACTTTAGATCAAATTAATGATGCTTTTGATTTGCTAAAAAGTGGAAATGCAGGTAGAATAATGATTAAGATAAACAATTACTGAAAAGGGTAGAAAATATGTCTAAGATAGAACAATTTAAGATTAATGTCTTAAATGAATATGAAAAAATTCATGGACCTCATAATATTGTTGGCGATGAAACTGATATGAAGTTTCACGGAACTCAACGCCCATGGGAATTTTTTAGGGCTTGGGAAGTTATTGAAAAATATCTCCCAGATACTGATGAAGTTTCTTTTTTGGAGATTGGTGCAGCAAAGGGATTGTGGTCTATAGCATTTATTGAAATGTGTAAACTTTATAACAAAAAACCCGTTTATGTTACAGTTTCAATGTTAACTGGTTCTTCTTTATTTTCTTCTGATCTATCGTGGAATCCAACACTTTTAAATGTAAAGAAATATTATGAGGGTCAGTATAGTGAATGGGTTTTATTTGATAGAAATTCTCAAACTGAAGAATCAAAAGATTTAGTTATCGGTATTCGTCCGAAATATGATTTTGTTTTCATTGACGCGGACCACACATATAATGGCGTATTTAATGACACTAAATTATATTCTCCACTAGCTAAATCTCTTTTAATTTATCACGATATAGGACCTCCGTATGAAGGAAGCGTTGTTCGCGCAATTAAAGATAGTGGAATAGAATTGCACCATAAAATAATGGCTCCAAACACGGGAGAGGGAATTGGTATCCACCTAAAGGATTGATGAGAAATATATGAAACTTAAATTGACTAAAGAAGATTTGATAAATTTTGTTGATAAAATGGCAAAACATCATGATGCTGGAAGACTACCTTTCGCAATTCATCTCCCAGGTGGGAATGAAGAAAAATTAATTGATATTTTTAGTAATATCAACGAAGGCGATTATGTACTTTCTACGCATAGAAATTGGTATCATGCTCTTTTGCACGGTCTTCCTGCTGATGAAGTTGAGAATAAAATTCTCAATGGAAGAAGCATGTTCATGTTTGATCGCAATAGAAACTTTTTTGTATCAGCAATTATTGGCGGAACTCCTGCAATTGCAGTCGGTATTGCCTGGGCTCTAAAGAAAAAGGGATCTAAGCAAAAAGTTTGGTGTTTTATTGGTGATGGTGTTGAAGACACAGGACACTTTGCTGAAGCAGTGCGATATGTCGACGGCTTTGATCTTCCTTGTACATTTGTTATTGAAGATGATGGAATGGCAGTAGAAGCACCAAAGAAACTAAGATGGGGTACAGATAAAAATTTAGATTGGCCATCTTGCGTTCAACGTTATCATTATACCAAAACTAGACCCCACATCAGAACTGGTAATTTTGCTGATATGAAAGTGATGAAGTCTGTTATGAAAACAGATGAGCAATATTTTCCTCCATTACAGCCAACTGTTTATGTTCCAGAAAATACCCAAACTGATTTTTCTTTTAAAGAAGCGGTGACTCAAGGTATGACGGAATTGGGTAATAATGGGGCAATCTTTATTGGATATAGTATAATTCCGGGCGATGCTATGGGAACATTGAAACATGTACCTATAGAACAAAAAATTGAAACTCCAGTTGCTGAAAATTTAATGGTCGGACTTGCAATTGGAATGTCTTTCGAGGGCTTCAAAGCAGTCGTATATTTTGAGCGTCATGACTTTATGTTAGTTGCTGCAGATGCAATTGCTAATCATATGGATAAGATTGAAAGAATCTCGCATGGAGAATTTAAAGTTCCTGTTGTACTGAAAACAGTAATTGATGATGGTGGGTTATTCTATTCTGGTCCGACGCACTCTCAAGACTTCACATCAACATTTAAAGAGATGTTAAATTTTCCTGTAATTGAACCTATGACTCCAGGCGAAGCTCTATCTGCATATAAATTCGCTAAAGAACATAATGGTCCAGTCATGGTCGTAGAGCATAAGAAGTTCCACTAATATAAATTATGAAAAAAATTCTTGTTATTGGCGAAAGCTCTAGAGATGTATTTGTCTATTGTGATGCGCTTCGATTATGCCCTGACGTACCTGTTCCAGTATTGAACATCAAAGATCAATCTGAAAATCCTGGAATGGCAAAAAATGTTCAAAGAAACATACAGAGCTTAATGAGAGAATGTGATATCATCACTAATTCTAATTGGTATGATATTTGTAAAACAAGATATGTGCACGAAAAGAGCAATCATATGTTCTTCCGCGTAGATAGCAAGCATGACATTTCTAGGATTGATCTCGGTACAATTAACTACAACTATGATATAATTGTTATTTCTGATTATAACAAAGGGTTTTTAACCACAGAAGATATAGAAATAATTTCATCAAATCACCCAAATGTTTTTATTGACACTAAAAAAGTATTAGGACCTTGGGTGAATAAATGTAAAATTATAAAAATTAATGACTTCGAGTATCAAAACTCTAAGGATTTTATCACCCAAGAAATTAAAGATAAAATTATCCATACAATGGGTTCAGAAGGTTGTGAGTTTGGTGGTAAAAAATATTCTGTAGATAAAGTTGAAGTGAAAGATGTTTCTGGCGCGGGAGATACCTTTATGGCAGGATTAGTTGTGAAATATTCTCAATCACAAAATATAGAAGAATCAATTATGTTTGCGAATAGATGTGCGTCGACCGTCATAAAACAAAAAGGGGTTACTTCAATTTAAATGAAAACTATTTTTATGACTGGAACATTCGATGTGCTCCATAGAGGACACATCGAAGTGTTAAAATATGCAAAAAGTTTAGGCGATAAATTAACTATAGCCGTAGATACAGATGCCAGAGTTAAGAAACTTAAGGGTAAAACTCGCCCTATCTATAGTCTAGAAGACAGAATTTGCATGTTACTTTCTATTCGTTATGTTGATGACGTAGTTTCTTTTAATTCTGACGAAGATCTAATCCAATTACTAAAACAATCTAATCCAGACATTTTATTAGCTGGTTCTGACTGGAAACATAAACCAGGAATTGGAAGAGAATACGCAAAAGAAGTCATGTATTTTGATCGCATAGAACCACATTCAACAACTAATACAATATTGAAGGCTATTAATAATGAATAAAATTATCTCTATGAGTATTTGGGGCGATAATCCAAGATACATTATCGGTACAAAAAAACAAGTAGCTCTAGGTAAAAAATACTATCCAGAATGGAGATCTAGAGTCTATACTGATGATGTTAGAAAATTTGAAGACATTAAAGATGATTGCGATCTTATACAAGTAAATGATGACACTTGGGGATTTTATTGGAGATTTTTTCCATTATACGAAAGCGAAGATAATATTGTAATGGTTAGAGATCCTGATAGTAGAATAACCATCAGAGAAAAGATGTGCATTGATGAATGGTTAGCTTCTGGTAAAAAGTTCCACACATTTAAAGACCACGAAGCACATTATGAATTTCCTATCATTGGCTGCGCATATGCTTATCGCGGTAAATTTGATGATCGCACTTTAGAAATTATGAAATATTTTATGAATCATCATAAGTATTATCTTAGCGATCAAATCTTCCTGAGAGATGTTATTTACCCTCAAGTTAAAGATGACATGATGCTACATTCAATGTATGAAGGATGGTTCGGCGAAACACGAAAAAAATTAAAGAATAAGTATTCTTTTTGCGGTAATGGATATTATGAAAATGATATGCCAATTTATCCAGATTCATTAGCCAACGCTGCGACATTTGATTCATCAACCTTATCAGAAGATTGTAAATTTGATGAAGGTGTTATGTTTGATTAACATTGAGGATATTTGTGAATATATTAATACTTGGTGGGACTGGTTTTATTGGATCTAATCTACTCGAAAGATTAGATGGTTCCGATCATAAAATTAAAGTATTATTGAGAAATCACAATAAAGATATCAAACCATATTCTAACGTAGAATACTTCTATTCTGAATATTCAAAAATAGAAGAAGTGCCTAATTTATTCAACAACGTTGAGCTAGTTGTAAATTTAATAACTACAACATATCCGACCACTTCAAATAGTGACATGGTATATGATATTAATAGCAATTTAATTAATGCAGTTAAATTGCTAGACCTTATGAAACACCATAAGATTAATAAATCAATTTTCATTTCTTCAGGTGGTTCTGTTTATGGTAATACATCAAAACAATTTGTCAATGAAGAAGATCCATTAAACCCAATTTCGTCTTATAGTATTGTTAAGGTTGCTATAGAAAGTTATTTAAGACTGTACCACCATTTGTATGGAATTGAATATACGATTTTGCGCGCGTCTAATCCATATGGGAAACAGCAATCTAAGATTGGAATTCAGGGAATTATCCCAACAATTTTTGATAGAATAATGAACGATAACCCATTGGAAATATGGGGAGACGGTAGCGTAATTAGAGATTACATTTACATCGATGATTTGATAGATGCTATAGTTGTTTCTATAGAACAAAACATATTTGGCACATACAATATTGGCAGTGGTATCGGTTCTAGCATTTTAGAAGTGGTTGAGACAATAGAAGAGATAACTAAAAAGAAATGCAACATTAAATTCTACCCAGAAAGAAAATTTGACGTCAAAAGAGTTGTACTAGATACTAATAAATTTAAGGATGTCTCTGAATGGATTCCTAAAACATCTCTGAAAAGTGGTTGTGAAAAATATTTTGAACTTTTGAAAAATTGAATAGGAATTTTTATGAAAACTGCATTGATTACAGGAATTACTGGGCAAGATGGTTCATATCTTGCAGAACTTCTCCTCGAGAAGGGTTATGAGGTTCATGGTATAATTCGTCGTTCATCGTCAATTAATACGAGACGTCTAGACCATATCTACCATCAAATTAAACTTCACTATGGTGATTTGACTGATGCTCTAAGTTTAACTTCTATAATTCAAAAGATTAAACCAGACGAGATTTATAATCTTGGTGCGCAAAGTCACGTTAAGGTCTCATTCGAGATTCCTGAATATACTGCACAAGTTGATGCAGTTGGAACCCTTAGAGTTTTAGAAGCAGTTAGACTTTTAGGTCTCGAGAAAACTACTAGAATCTACCAAGCATCTACTTCTGAACTGTTCGGTTTAGTTCAAGAGACACCACAAAAAGAAACAACTCCATTTTATCCGCGTTCGCCGTATGGTGTGGCTAAAATTTATGGTTATTGGGCAACAAAGAATTATCGAGAGGCGTATGGAATCTATGCTTGCACTGGTATCCTCTTTAATCATGAATCGCCTCGTCGTGGTGAAACTTTCGTTACTCGTAAAATAACTAGAGCATTTCGTAGCATCATGCACGATGAACAAGATATTTTATATCTTGGAAATTTAAATGCGAAAAGAGACTGGGGTCACGCTAAGGATTTTGTTGAAGCAATGTGGCTCATGCTCCAGCAAGATACACCTGATGATTACGTCATCGCGACTGGTGAACAATATTCCGTTCGGCAATTTGTAGAGAAGGTCGCTGAGTATCATGGTATAAATCTTGGTTGGCGCGGCGAAGGTCTAGATGAAGTCGGATATGATACAGCTACTGGTGACGTTTATGTTAAAGTAGATCCTAAGTATTTCAGACCCACCGAAGTAGAAACTTTACTCGGCGATTCGACGAAAGCGAGAACCCAACTTGGTTGGAAGCCAAAATATTCATTCGACCAACTAGTTCAAGATATGTGCGAAAATGAAAATGGATAATGTGAGATCTTTGAGCGAATTTAATTTTGAAAATATTGAGAACATTTGCTTTTTCAATCATTTCCATAATGGCGACTGTTTAGCCACTAAAGAATTCGTCAGAGAGTTCATTACAGTTTTTGGTAACAAAAAATTTAAATACCTGCATACAAAAAATAAAAAGGTACTTTTCGACCTTCCTTGCGAATATGTAGATCTAACAAAAGAACCTAAACTTCCGCATAATGAAAGATTTATCATAAAAGATAACCAACTGTTTGTTTTCCATTTAAATTACACTTCCCGTGCATCTTTAAATTTGTAGAAGATACTGATATTGGTGTTATGGTAGATGCAGCTGAGCACATTTTAAATATTTGACGGAGAATTGCCTTGGATAAAAATTCTAAAATTTTCATTGCTGGTCATCGAGGACTAGTTGGGTCTGCGCTCTTAAGAAATCTAAACTTAAAAGGCTATACTAATGTCGTCACGGTAGATAAGAATGTAGTCGACCTCAGAAATCAACAGCAAGTTCAAGACTGGTTCAATGAAAATAAACCAGAATATGTTTTCCTTGCTGCAGCGAAAGTCGGTGGTATTGGATTTAACAAAAATTTCCCAGCAGATTTTGCTAGGGATAATTTACAAATACAAACTAATGTGATTGATTCTGCTTATCAAAATGGGTGTAAGAAACTGTTATTCATGGGTTCTGCATGCATATATCCAAAGCATGCTCCAGTTCCAATTAAAGAAGAATACTTGATGACATCTGAACTAGAGTCGACAAATATTGCATATTCTATTGCAAAAATTGCTGGTTATATTATGTGTAAGAAATATACTGAGCAATACGGATTTGAAACTATTTCTTTGATGCCAAATAATCTTTATGGAATTAACGATAACTTCAATCCAAAAGAATGTCATGTTATTCCCAGCTTTATTAATAGATTCATTGACGCTAAAGAAAAGAATCTACCAGAGGTTGTGTGTTATGGAGATGGCACTCCAACTCGAGAATTCTTATTCTCTGATGATCTAGCTGATGGTGCTGTTTTCTTAATGGAAAACTATAATGATCCAGATATTATTAATATTGGTCCTAATAGAGAAGTTAGCATCAAAGAACTTTCTGAGATTGTTGCTAGATGTGTTGGATATGATGGTAAAATTGTCTGGGATACTAGTATGTCAAATGGTACACCAAGAAGAATGTTAGACACAACAAAGATGGATAGTTTGGGTTGGATAGCCAAAACTTCTTTAGAAGATGGTATGAAGCATACAGTTGAATGGTTCCTTGCTAATAAAGAAAATTATGTCAGAATTTAATTGGCCATTGATGCAAAACTCTATAACTTTAGGGGACAAATATAAGCTCTTAAAATTTATATTGACAACTTCTCTTTATACGCAAGGAAAGAAAGTTGTGAAATTTGAAGATGCTTGGTCTAAATGGTTGGGAGCTAAACATTCACTATTCGTAACTTCTGGAAGCACAGCGAATTTCCTTTTAGTTTCTGCTGTTATGGAAAAATATAATATCAAACCAGGCGATAAGGTTTTGCTTCCAGCATGCACATGGGTAACAAATGTTTCTCCTCCAATGCAGCTAGGATTAAAGCCTATTTTTTGCGATGTGAATTTGCAAAATTATTCTTTTGATGAATCTCATCTCTCGAGAATTGCTCGTAAACATAAGAACATCAAATTAATCTTTGTTACACATTTGCTCGGAATTCCTGCCCCATATCATAAACTAAAAGAACTATTTCCTAAAGCTGTCATCATTGACGATGTTTGCGAATCACATGGATGTTTAGATGTAGACTTTTCTAAAGTTGGTTCTAATAGTGTCGGTGCAACATATAGTTTCTATTTTGGACATCATATGACCACAATAGAGGGTGGAATAGTTTCAACCAATGATTCTGAACTATATGATTTGATGAGAATGAAGCGCTCTCATGGCATGTCTAGAAATTCTGCAAATCTAAAAAAATACGCAGAAGAGAATCCAGATATTCAAAAATCCTTTTTGTTTGTAACTGATGGTTATAACTTTAGGAATACTGAATTTTCTGCAGTACTAGGATTGAGTCAACTTAAGAGACTTGATTCGTTTATTGAAACCCGAAAAGATAATTTTGTAAACTTTGTACGAATTGTAAACTCTTATCCTGATCATTTATTTCCTGTAACATTCCATCCAGGAAATAGTAGTTTTTGTTTTCCATTTATTGCAAAGAATAGAGAAATTAAAGAAAGGTTAATAAAAGCTTTTGATGAGAATGGTATCGAACATAGACCTATTGTTGGAGGTAATCTATTGCGCCAACCATTTCTAAGAAACAATAAAGATATTGAGATACCTAATTGTCCTAATGCAAATATTCTTCATGAGAATGGAGTTTATGTTGGGAATAATCAGTTTGTTTCTTCAAAAGAAATGCAGAAACTGAATAAAATTTTAATTGATTTATTTGGATAATTTATATGAAAATATTATGTTTTATTTTTTCTTGGAAAGGTCAATATATAAATGCAATTAACCTGGAAGAACAGGTTGCTCCATTTGTTGACCATTTAGTTGTAATCAATTCTGATGATGACAATAAGCCAAAACACTGGGTCAATATCGGCAATGAATGCTATTTTTCCGATCAATTTAGAAAAGCTCTAGAGATCGCTAATCATTATGAGTATGATGTTCTGTGGCACATTCAAGCTGATGCATCAATTGATTATGATGATATGCAATCTATAGTTAATGCAGCTAAGAAGACAAAAGAAAAATATGATTGGGGAATTTATGCACCCAATGTTGATGATACTTTTTATATTCCAGAAAGAACTGATGTGTTTAATTTAGAAAGTAATCTTAAAGTGGTTGCCACACCAGACAATACTTGTTGGATGATAACAAAAGATCTTATAGATAAGATGAGATCAAATCTCCATTTAATGGAAACTAACCAATTAGGATGGGGTTGGGATTTAATTATTTGCGGACTCGCACACATAGAACAGAAGAAAGTTATAAGAGATTATAACTATACAGTGAATCATCCTAAATCTACAGGATATAAGAAAGAACAAGCTGAAATAGAAATGGCAGAAATGTTCGCTAAATGTCCAGATAGTTTAAAAGAAGCAATTTATTACATTAAAGTTCAGCCGCATAGTTTGGCTAAATTTTATGGAGTAGAGACAACCTCTAAATTATTCACATACAGTACCTATTAAAAATATGAATATTTGTTATCTAGATTTTTGGCCAGGATTTGACACAAATTGCAATTGGTTTAATCTTGTCTTTCGCGAAATTTTAAACGATAGAGAAATTAACTTTAACTCTTCTCCTTCTGAGGCTGATGTTATTGTATTTTCTTGTTTTGGTAATGAGCACATAAAATATAAAAACAGTAAAGCTGTAAAGATATTCTATACTGGAGAAAATCAAAGAGCTGATTTAAGCGTTGCTGATTTTTCTTTAAGTTTTGATTACGAAACTCATAACGGCAAAAATTTTAGACTGCCTCATTGGTACATGTATGTTAATTGGTGGGGTGAAGAAAATTTCCCTCACGCCAGAATAAGCAAAGAAAGATTATTCTATACACACACTCCAGAAGAAGTTTTTTCTAGAAATGATTTTTGCTGTGTAGTCATCGGTAATCCAGTAAGAAATAGAATAGAAGTTGCTCAAAAATTAGACTCATATAAACCAGTACATGGATATGGGAAAGTTTTTGGAAATCCATACAATGGATGTAAGGTAGATTTAATAAGCAAATACAGATATAATATTTGCTTTGAAAATTCAATTTACCCAGGATACATAACAGAAAAACTACTTGAGGCTAAAGTTGCTGGATGCATCCCAATCTATTATGGTAGTGATACTGTAAGTACTGATTTTAACCCAGATTGTTTTATTAACTATAATAAATTTGAGAATCCTTCTGATTTACTTGAAGAGATTATTAAAATTGAAAGTAATCGTTCTCTATTTGATTCTTTTGTTTCTCAAAAATTATTCACTCAAGAACCAAATTTAGATAACGTATATAATTTTTTGTCAAAGGCATTTAACAAATATGTATAAAAATGTTTATGAAATAAATCAAATTTTGTCCGACATTCTCAAGAAAGGTGAGCCAAGCTCAATTTTACGAATATGTAACACATTGGGTTACGTCATTCATCGTCTCTGCACAAACCAACCAATCGATCACCAATATTTCAATGTAAATCATTTTGTGGAAACTGGGATATTTCCCGTCTCTATGGAATATGCAATTTCTGTTATGCAGAATACATTTGATGTTATGCAAAAATCAAATGCTCTAGGGTTTGTTGACTGTTCTGGAGATATAAGTCGTGATTCTCAATTCTTAAATTTATTCCCAAATATTCCAAAATATTTTGGTAGCGCAATTATGGATCCAGGAGTATTATTTGGACATTCTGAATTTGGGGAAATAGAAAATCCATGGACAGAACAATTAGCTGGTAAAAAAGTTTTAGTTCTGTCGTCCCATATCCAAACTATAAATGAGCAATGGAAAAATATTGATGCTATTTGGGGAAAACGTAAAAACACGATAGTACCATTTGAATTAGCTGGAGTCATCAATACACATTTCCATCCAATGGTTGATGATCGACAATATTCAAATTGCGACGATCTTATGTCATCTATTGAAATTACAAAACAAAAGATTGACCAATATGACTATGATGTTTTATTATCAGGAATTGCGACACAATCTCCATTTTTCTGTCAACATGCCAAAGAAAGAGGAAAGATAGGAATTCACGTTGGCGGATCTTTACAATTATTCTTTGGGATTCTTGGAAATCGTTGGACAAAGGCTCCATGTTACAATTCATGGCATAATATGTTTAACGAACATTGGAAATATCCACTCAAGATTGATGAACCTCAGGGAAAAGATGTAACTAATCATTTAGAATTTTCTAATGCATATTGGGGGTAACTCTCTAAGTTGTTGATTCTAATATAAATATTAGAATTGAAATTAATTGCTTGTATTGTATTAATAGTATACAATATAGTGATAGGATATTAACTTGAGAGGTCATCGTGTCTACCAAAGTTTTGATCGCAGACAAACAGGGCACACCTAAAGAATGGGTGTCACATAGAGATGCTGCGAATTACTACAGCAACGATAAAGTTCTGTGGGAAATTGGATCGCCAATTAAAGTCTATTATGGCGGAATTAATAAATTTGGCGAACAATCATCTTTGACAATTTCGTCAATCGTTGGCGTTAGTGGACCAATTCTTGGAACCAAATTCTACGATAAAGAAACAGTTTACGCAGAGCGCATGGTCATGTATGCTCGCGATCGGCATCTTTGCGCATATTGTGGAGATCAGTTCGAACCTGGAGAACTGACAATTGACCACGTTCAACCAAAATCTCGTGGAGGCAAAAACACTTGGGTCAATTGCGTCACTGCATGCAAACCCTGTAATTTGCGAAAAGGTAACAAAACTCCAGAAGAAGCAAGAATGCATCTTTTGTATGTTCCATATGCTGTCAATATGTTCGAGCGCATGATTCTTAAGAATCGTAACATTCTTGCAGACCAGATGGATTTCTTAATTGCAAGAGTCCCGAAGCACAGCCGAATTTTAATGAACTAAGAGCTCCTAAGCCATTGATTTCATTAAGGTTTTTTTCTGTTGCCTTTTACGATGTATTGTAGTAGAATATTCTTATACCGTAATGAAACGGTTCTTATTTTGTAATGTTAATGTGAGGTATCTAAACTATGTCTAATTCTACCCAAGCCCATAATCTCTATAACCTTCTTGTTGCTGCTGGCGCCACTGGTGTCACTCGCGCAGATATCGCAACTCATCTTGGCGTCAGTGAAGGTTCTGTTCCCGTTTATATCTTTGGTCTGAAGAAGTTCTTCAGTGCTGAGATTGATAATATTAAGGATGGACGCAAGGTTGTTGCATATAAGCTGACCAATGCCTCTGATATTGAGGTTCCTTCTCATCGCCTGTATCGTCGTAACGATAATGGTGCTGTTATTCTCAGCAATCCTAGTGCTGGTGTCACTAAGCCTGTCAAGGCAACTAAGACCAAGGTGACCAAGGTTGCTAAGAAGAAGGCTGCTAAGGTTGTAAACGTCACCAAGCCTAAGAGCAAGAAGATTATTATTGATGATGGTGACGTTGCTATCCTCGATAAAGATCTTGAGATCAGCGAGTTCACTGATGCTGAACTGAATGACATTCGGTCCACTCTCGGTCTGTAATGAATATATTCTATCTAGATAAAGATCCCAGGCTTGCCGCAGAATACCACTGCGACAAGCACGTGGTCAAAATGATTCTAGAATCTGCGCAGCTACTTTCGGCTGCGCATCGTCTTCTAGATGGAAACCTTGTCGAAGGTAAGAAGCAGGTTGCTGGATCTTTACCTGCTCGCTGGCGAAAAACTAAGAAGTGGGAGTTATCAGATGAACGTGAAAAAATTCTTTACAGCGCGAGCCACATCAATCATCCCTCTTGTGTATGGGCTCGAAGCAATATCGATCATTATCGTTACCTTTACGATCTATTTGTTTTCCTAATTGCAGAATACAAATATCGCTATAAAAATAAATCTCATAAATGCGAGGAATTGGTCGATACGCTGATTGATAGCCCGATTAATATCGATTACGAAGCTCCATGGCAAGATCCTCCGCAAGCAATGCCAGAAGATTGTAAAGTTCACAATGATACAGTCCTTGCATATCGAAACTACTACATAATGCATAAGTCGCATTTTGCGAAATGGACAAGGCGTCCCGAGCCTGATTGGTACAAACCTTCTTGAGTATAAATACAGTTATGGAATATGCATTCAAAGTAATAAAAACTGGTGAAATCGTCAGATATGACATGAAAATGTCAGAATATGATGCTTTCAAAAAAGATAACCCCCATTTAGAGCGTTATCATGAAACAGCACCACCATTTAAGGATGGTGATGGTAGTAGCACCAGTGGATTTGTTCCTAAATTGGACAATGGCTTTAAAGAAGTTCTATCTAAAATTGCAGAAGCTCATCCAGCAAGCGAGCTTTCTAAGAATTCAGATGTGCATAGAAAGAGTATTAAAGAAATCAAAACACGTCGGATTATGACCAAATACGCAGAAAAATCAGGAATTAAAGGAGTCAAATTCTGAGTCTCAAAAAAGTTCGATTTACAATTTGTTTTATATAATGCATCATTTGTCTGGTCGCGAAAAGAGCAAAGACCTCGTGAGTGGTCTTGTGCTCTTTTTTTCATTTCAAAAACCGTTAAAAGAGAGAAACCATGGCAAAAGCAAAAAAGAGCGTACAACAACACTTTTCCTTACGCAAGATTCAGCCGCTCACAGCGAATCAAGATAAGACCTTTAAAGGGTATGAAACGGGAAAAAATCTTCTTCTTCATGGCGTAGCTGGTACAGGTAAAACATATATCTCAATGTACCTCGCTCTACAAGAAGTATTGAAGACTGATAGTCAGTATAATAAGATTGTTGTTATTAGAAGTGTTGTGCCTTCCAGAGATATGGGATTCTTACCAGGCTCTGCTAAAGATAAAGCAAAAGTGTATGAAGAACCATATAAAGAGATTTGCGACGATTTATTTGGTAGAGGGGATGGATATGACATCCTAAGAATGAAGGGTCTTGTTGAGTTTGCCACAACATCATTCCTTCGCGGCGTAACTTTTAGAGACGCTATTGTGGTTGTTGATGAATTTCAAAATATGAACCTTGCTGAACTTGATACCGTAATTACAAGAATCGGCAATAATTGTAAGATAATTTTCTGCGGCGACATTCGTCAGTCAGACTTTGTAAAGAAAGAAGAACGTCAAGGAATGTTGACTTTCATGAAGATTATAGATAAAATGAATCTATTCGATAAGGTTGAGTTTGATGTCGAGGATATCGTAAGAAGTGCCCTCGTGAAGAATTATATAATTTCCAAATTAGCAGTAGGTATAACTTGAAACAATTTAAACATGATTTTGTCACCCTTCCTAAGATGCAGCGCATCAACGAAGATGGTAGTCGTTATTATTTGACGCCAGAAGGAAACCGTTACCAGTCAGTTACAACGCTGACTGGTAACTGGAATAAGAAAGCCATTCTTGAGTGGCGTGAGCGTGTTGGTGAGAAGAAGGCAACTGAAATCTCAACTCGTGCCGCATCTCGCGGCACGAGTCTCCATAAGACGGTAGAGCAGTATTTGTTAAATGAAGATGTTGACTTCGGTCCTAATCCTCTGACTAAATCACTCTTCCATAGAATTAAGCCGATTGTCGATCGACTCGATAATATCAAGTTGGTCGAAGGTACGATGTACAGCGACACTCTAAAACTGGCTGGAACTACCGACTGTATTGCTGAGTATAGTGGAAAGCTTGCTGTTATTGACTTCAAAACTTCTACGAAGGCTAAGAAGAAAGAACACATTTCAAACTACTTTATGCAGGGTGCTGCTTACGGTAGGATGTATGAAGAGCTCTATAATCAAACTCCAGAGATCGTTGTAATTATGATGGCAGTCGAAAGTATGCCATACCCGATTACGTTCATCGAACCATATGCAAAATGTAATGAAATGCTTATGGATTTTATGAAATCTCTTGACAAAGAACTACTAGTATAGTATAGTATAATATAAATAGAGCTATAATTTACACTCAAAGGGGCTAATGATCATGTTTTACGTTTTTCTCGCGGCATTAGCCGTTATTGTGGCTGCAGCTGTTTACTTCTCTTTCAGAACTTCTAAGAAAGAGGTTGAAGTTGCAGTTCAAGAATTTAATGATTTGTATACAGACTCTCTTGCAAAAGAACTCGAGGCTCAGAAAAAGTTTGAAGCTGAATATTATTCCAACATCAACGATGTGGTTGAGTTTGAGAATGTTGAGGTTCCTATGTATCCTGTTGTTGAGAAGAAAGCGGCAAAGAAGAAAGCTGCTAAGAAAAAGTCTACGAAGAAAACTTCTAAGAAAAGAACAGCCAACAAGGTTGTAAAAGATGAAGAAGTTTAAATCCTGGATTAGCGAACAAATGTCGACTGATGCTGGTGTTAGAGGCATGGGTTATGTTAGCGGTAGTGGCGATGGAGATTCTCCAAGTTACCTCGACAATAACATAGCTGATGCTGATACTAGAAATAATATTATTAAGGCTATATCCACACAGCATGTAGATATGCATAAATCGACTAAGGCTACAAAAGGTAAATAATTGAAATGGTAGTAAACCTTTAACTAAAGGCATCTTGGACGGGGGTGCGATTCCCCCCATCTCCACCAAAAGCATACTATAGAAACACATGAGCAGGTTTCTAACTATCGCTGGTTACGGCAATCGTAAGTGAGTATAGGTAGTATGCTTTTGATGGGGATGACCAGTTTCGACAGGGTGAGTAATAACCTAGAGGCTACCAGTGAGGCGACTGACTTAATCAGCGCAAAAAAAGTAAAAGCAAACGATAGCAATTACGACATGGCACTAGCCGCTTAATAGTGGTGTAGGTTTCCAGAGTTTTCGGTAGGTTTTCTTGGTAACAGAATAAACCTACCATTTTGATGACACACATACACACAAAGGAGACGAAGATGACACCATTTGAAATTAGACTAGAGCTGGTCAAGCTCGCAAGAGACATGCTCAACGACGAATACCACAGCAAGCGTGGATTAGTTGAGACAGATTGGAACAATCAGGTCATGTCGGCAATGAACAATCAAAAGGCATTGCCCGATACCCCAGCGTTCCCCCAGTACTTTACTGAAGAAGATGTAATTGTTAAGGCTTCGCGCCTCAACGAGTTCATCTCTAATGGACAATTTCTACCAACTAAACTTTAGTAAGTAACAAGTTTTCGGCAGCTTTTCTTGGAAACAGAATAAAGCTGCCACTCATTAAGGAGATAATGTGAAATCTGTATCTATGAACGCACTAGACATGGTGCGTATGTGTGTTTTTTTGTTCTTTTTTTCTGGTACGTTTTTTCTTGCTGGTGAATTGTATCGAGCCAAGGTTCGTTACGATAACCTTGAGTATGAATTATATAACGATCAGAAATCTGCTGATGATATCATCAAAGACCTCCGCAAGAAACTTTCTCACGTAGAATTCATTCGTAATGAGACAGAGTGTCTCGCCAAGAATATCTACTTTGAGTCGCATACCGAATCGCGCGAGGGTCAATTGGCTGTTGCTACTGTAACGATGAATCGAGTAAAGAGCGGACTTTTCCCACATACGGTTTGTGGAGTTGTACTCGATAAGAGCAGCAAAGGTTGTCAATTCTCTTGGGTCTGCGATGGCAAAACCGATATTGTTCGCAACCGCGAAGATTACAAAGAATCGATTGAACTTGCTGAAGAAGTTTTGCTTTCTAAGAAAAGATCGAGTATAATATCTTCTGATGTGTTATACTATCACGCCGATTACGTCGATCCATACTGGGCTAAGACCAAAAAATTCTTTGGTAAAATTGGTGCCCACTTGTTCTACAGAGGTTAATATATGATTGTTGATAATGAAGTGAAATTAGATTATTCTGACGTTTTGATTGTTCCTAGAGAATCTGAACTGACTAGTCGCGCGCAAGTCGATTTAAATATTGACCACTATGGTAAGCCTGTTGTGCCAATCATCGCTGCTAACATGGATGGCGTTGGCACTTTTGCAATGGCTAAAAAGTTGGCTAAGTACAAGATGATGACTGCTCTTTTGAAGCACTATTCCCTCGAAGATCTAACAGAGTTTTATTCAGATGAAGATTCACGCTATACCTTTTATAGTATGGGCACTAACGAAGACGATTATAATAAGTTTGTTGAGTTTGATAGGTTGCTATCTACTAATGATTTGCACGCTCCTATTGGGATTTGTATTGATGTTGCTAACGGTTACACTCGTAGTTTTGAGACATTCGTTACGAAAATGTCGGAGAATTATCCAAGTTATGTTTTGATGGTTGGTAATGTTGTAACTCCAGAACGAACTGAACGTCTAATTGAAGCTGGCGCAGATATTGTAAAAATTGGAATTGGTCCTGGCTCAGTATGCACAACTCGTAGGTTGGCAGGTGTCGGCTACCCACAATTTTCTGCGGTTCTAGAATGTGCTGCAGCTGCTGATGCTGCAGGTGGCTCTATTGTTGCTGATGGTGGGATTACTTGCCCAGGTGATGCTGCTAAGGCATTTGCAGCTGGTGCCAAGTATGTTATGCTTGGTGGTATGCTTGCTGCCCATGAGGAAGGTCTCCCAGAAGACCATAAAGATAAGTCCCTATATATGAGCAACGTTCCTTTTTATGGAATGGCGTCAAAAGCAGCCCAAGAAAAATATAATGGTGGTGTTGCAGAATATCGTGCTTCTGAGGGGAAGGAAGTTATTCTGAAATATCGTGGACCCGTTGATGACACTGTGAAAGAACTTTTAGGTGGAATTCGTTCCGCTTGCACCTACCTTGGTGCAGAAGATATTTCTCAGATGCATCGTCGGGCAAAATTCGTTAAGGTCAACAGGGTGTTAAACAATGTCTTTGGCAATGTTATTTGATTCGGAATTCGTAGAACAATCTACCAATAAAAGAGAGATAATCTTAATGGCAACAAAGGAAGAAAAACAAAACTTTTCTTTACAAATAGAAACACTAGCAGCCACATTAGGAATTTCTTACATTGAAGCAATCACCCACCACTGCGAAGCGACTGGGTTAGAAGTTGAGATGGCAGCAACTTTAATTAATGACAGTTTAAAGTCTAAAGTAGAATGTGAAGCTCAACAGCTGAGATACCTCCCAAGAGGTTCCAGTTTGCCTATATGAACGGTTTCGACGCCTTTCAAATATACAATTCTGTTCGTTTACATTTTCTTAATGATGGGTTTGATTTCTTTCGGTACAATGGTAAATCTAAAATTTCTCTAGAAGCTTTTGAGAAGAAGAAAGACAAATACCTGTTTCACAAAATTGCTAGAATGTTTACAGAAGAAGAGTTACCATACTTCTATGCTGTAAACTTTCTAAAGAATGATAAAGTTTGGGTTAACTCTTTAGTTCAGGATGAAGCGTCCAAGAAGTTTAAGAGTTGGGTCAAATGGCAGCAAGCAAGAACTCATAACTTTAAAGAGGACTTGATTAAGCTTGCTGAAATGGATTTCGGGACGTTGATTGTTTGTAAAGATAACCAACATCCTGAATTGTTGAATCTTGTATTTCAAAATGAAATAGATTATGATACGCTGGTCATGTTAGACCATTTTATCAAGTTTACAGAATCTTGGAATAAGAAGATAGGTGATGATTTTATTTGGGAAGAGTTTTACAAGAAGTTTAAAAAGTACAAGCCATTCTTTACAGGTTACGCGCCTTTGAGTGAGCCTCACTATGTAAAACTTCTGAAAGAATATTTGACTCCACCGAGTAAATGATATATAATATAGTTGTTATGATGATAATTGGACAAGTCGCATACTTTTAATACTACGCATAAGGAATATACAAATGAATCTTAGTTCACTAAAAAAGAAGTCCTCGTTCGACAAACTCACCAAGGCTATCGAAGGTCTTGGCAATCAGAAATCTGGCGGTAGCGATAACCGCTTCTGGGTTCCTGATGTCGACAAGGCAGGCAATGGCTACGCAGTAGTTCGTTTCCTCGATTCCCCCCAAGTTGATGGCGAAGATGGCATGCCTTGGGTTCAGCTCTTCAATCACGGTTTCCAAGGACCAGGTGGCTGGTATATCGAGAACTGCCTCACTTCTATCAACCAGAAGTGCCCAGTTTGCGAGCACAATACTTCACTCTGGAACAGCGGTATCGAATCCAATAAGGATGTGGTTCGTAAGCAGAAGCGCAAGCTGACCTATATTGCCAACGTTTTGGTTCTCAAGGATCCTGCCAAGCCCTCTAACGAAGGTAAGGTTTTCCTCTTCAAGTTCGGTAAAAAGATCTTTGATAAGATCAAGGAAAAGATCGAGCCACAGTTTGAGGATGAGAAGGCAATCAATCCGTTTAACTTCTGGGAAGGTGCAAACTTCAAGCTCAAGATCCGTAACGTCGAAGGCTATCGTAACTACGATAAGTCTGAGTTCGATAGTGTTTCGGCACTGTTTGATGGTGATGATGCAGAAATTGAAACTGCTTGGAAAGAAGCGCATTCGCTGAAGGCATTCTTGAGTCCTTCTGACTTTAAGCCTTACGATGAGCTTAAGGCTAAGTTGAATCGCGTTCTTGGTGTTGGTGGTGTCAAGCCCCGTACTGCGAGCGTCGAGGATGTCGAGATTGATGAGGAAGTTAACGTTCCAACCACTGATAGTGGTGATGACGATACTCTTTCTTACTTCAGTAAGTTGGCTTCTGAGTAATCAGAACAAAACGTCCGAATTATGTACGCTTGTGGATGACCTTGCATCCCACCAGTAAAATGGGGCGGTTCCAGTGACGTTTTAGGGGAGACAGAAATGTCTCCCCTTTTTTACATCTTATAGATTCCCGGATGCACAACAGGATGATCGAAGATTGAAGCAACATAAGTTGAAACTGAGATCTCATCATTTCTGACTTGGATGTATTCAGGTTGAGTACTCTTATTGAGTTTTCCCATTACAGCATCAAAGCCAGCCTTCATCATTTTAGGAAGTTCACCTTGAGGTTGTGAATTGACGACAGATACTTGAGCTGGCTTATCTTCTTTTAATGATGCATTTTCTGACGACAGTGGAGCAACTTGTTGTTCTTGTCTATTTGGAGTTGGTGCTGGTCTCTCAATCTTACCTCTAACCACTCCTTGCGCGTCTGGATTTGCGCCAGGTTTAATTTTTTGCTGCACTTCGGTAGGTAATTCATTTTTAGAAACAACCTTGCCATCTGGTCCTTTATACTTTCCAGGCGCAACTAGCTCATATCCAGTTCCCTTAAGCTTACTATTTGTTGTTGCCGCCCTTTGTGCGAAAGTAGACTCACCAGCTTTTGCTGCAGCATTACCCTCAGCATTTTGTCCAGTTATTGCACCAACGCCTGAAGCAGTCCAATCGCTCGCCGCCCTTCCAGTTAATGCTTCTGTTCCTGCATCAATTCCTTTACCCACAAGATATCCTGCTGCGCCAGCCCCAGCTATTGCAGCAAGTGGTCCAGCTAATCTCAATAGAGGACCAAGCAACTTGCCAATTCCGCCAAGTAAAGAACCCATCAAACCACCAAGAAGCGCCTTCAATAATCCACCCTTTCCATCTTCCATGTCTTCTAATTTCTGTAGAATTTTATCTAGTTTATCAATCATCATCTTGCGGTCTTCACCAGAAGCTTCTGCAGATTGTGCTGCAGCTGATTGGGCTGCGCCCCGTTCAGCTAACTGTTGAGTAGATGTTGAATCGCTTTGTGGTGTAATTTCTGATTTGTTAGGATTAGCTTCACCATTTAATGTTTGGAATGCAGCTTCCTGTTGTTGTTTGTCACCAAACTTTCTTGCAATCTTTAGCGAGTTCTTTTCGCCAACAACCATCTTGGTTGCACCAAATAAGAACTTTTTAAATTTGCTCTTTGAACCATATCTCATCACATCTTGCGCTTGTTCTACTTCGTCTTTGCGTTTTGAGTATTCCTCGAAGTTCTTTGGTCTATTTGGATCTTGTTGGTCTCCTCCACCCTGTGGAGCTCCTCCTCCTGAAGGTTCTTTCTTAGAAGCAATCAATAAAAGACCTTCATCTTGCAATTCTTTCTTTATTTGCTCAACTAATCCTTTAGCTGTAGCCTGATCAATTTTGTCGAGTGTTTGTCCTGATGGCTTGGAGGTTAGTTCTAGATTATCATTTATTTTTCTAGCGTCTTGTTGTTCTTTTTTGGCAACTAGATCCTGATTACCCAAAAAAGCAGCCTTAGATAATACCTTCTGGTAGTCACTATTTGCACCCTCTTTAGATGCAATTCCTCCAGCTAGTCCAGATTCTTGAACTTCAGTGACCTGCTTGCCTTCTGGTGCAAGAGGGTCAAATCTAAATGTTTGAGCATTTTCGCCCTTACCAACTGTTAAGCCTCGAGGTGAGAGGCGTTTCTCGATTCTGTCTATAGTTTCTTGAAGTTCAGGTATATCTTTCAAAGCTTCTTTAACTTGATCAATAACTTTCTTGAGTTCTGCTTTAACAACTCTTTCAGTTTTATTATTGATTGACTTTTTTGTTGACTCTAATTTCTTGTTTATCTTTTCTGATTGTTGTTGTAGTGCCGCAGTATCCGCACCACCTGATTGATTTTTATCACCTCTATCTCCATATAAAGTTTGAAATGCTTCTTCTTGAAGTTTCTTATTGCCGAACTTTCTAGCAATCTTTTCAGCATTCTTTTCGCCAACAATAGAAGATGTTGCACCAAAAAGTAGTTTTCTTCCACCACCTGCTCCACCATAGCGCATCACATCTTGAGCTTTTTCTATTTGATCTAAGCGAGATGAAAATTCTTCAAATGACTCGGAACCTTTTGCAGCTGCAGCTGGTCGAACACCAGGGTTGGTGTTTAGTTGCGAAGAAATATTTTTTAATCCAATACCAGCTGAGGTCTTTCTCATCTTCTTTTAGCCCTATTAGTTTGATTAGCCAACTTAATCTTCTCATTCTCTTCTTTTATGTGCGCAGTTAGAAGATTAACATAGATCTCTCTTTCCCAAGGCAACATATTTTCAAGCTCAGTCAATGAATATTTGTGATGGTGTATTAATGTAAAATTCGTCGTATAGTATGTCTTCAAACAGTCATGACCAAAGCTTAGAGAAAAAAATCGTTGAGACCCTCCAGCACCATATTGTGCTCAAATCCGCATCTAGGGCAATTATGCTGTTTAGAATACTGGACTGTTGGTGTGGTCTTTGTAAAAGATAATAACTTATCATAATCATTGCTTGATAGGTTATTGACAAATTCTATGAGTTCTTCTTCAGAAGATTCATCTGCATCTATAACACTTTCTTCATCAAAAATTTTGTCGATACAATCTACCATCAACCTCACTTGCGCTTGAACTGGATCTTCATCTTCTATCTTTAATTGATTGATAGAAGGATATCTCATCAATACGCCAATTTTATTATTAAACATAATTTTCTTGGCTGCAGCAAGGTTAATAATCTGAACTTCATTTAAAAGGTCGACAGACATATCAATGACCATATCGCATTCTTTTTCTTCAACGATATTTTTACACTTAAAGTAAATGTCGACGTTTTCTCCAACAGAGCGAGCTCTTAAATTTAAGAAGAAAAATTCTAGATCTACTAAAGGTAACTTAGTGACATCAATTTCGTCTAGAACACAATTATTGATAATTTGCACCAATGCATGAACAATTGTTTCTGGATTCGTTGACTCAACAGCCATCATCAATAGTTTTTGTTCTTTGACTAGAAATGGTCTAAACCGAACAGGGTCTTTAACAGATTGCAGTTGTATCGTGTATGTTGGATATTCAATTTTAGGCAGAGCCATATATAATCACCTCAAAGTTTTAATTTTTTGTTAATAAATTTTTGTGCTGCGTTATATGCAGTTTGTTCAAGAACACCAGCCAATCTGTTGTCTTTATTTTCGCTACTATCAGTATAATTGGTAACAGCCTCATTTGTATAACTGTCTGTAATTCCTGCAGATTTACTTATCCACTTTTTATATGCAAATGTCACTTGCAGTCTATGCACAGAATCGTCTGACCAATTTAATGGTAGCGAAGAGACCGAAATAGGAATTGCTTCTATAAGTTTGCAATCATAGATTAATTGCGGTGTGACATCTTTTGCTAATGGTTGTTGTTTAACTTGACCATCTGGATTTATGTATTGGTTGAATTGAGCTATAGGACCCATATATTTGTCAACCAGAGTATTTACTGTTTTATTCACAACTGAATCTAATAGTCTTTGACCAAAAGCATTTCTAGGCTTTATTTTTGATGCAGTAACCATAACCTCTTCTACTGAATTTGGATCTACTGGCTCTGATGGAGCATCAGTACCAATATGAGAATACTGCTTAATTGTGACATCAGTTGCATAGTTTGGAGTTCCTGCATCGCTAGAATAATAATTTATTAGACCACTTTGGGTTGGAATCATAGATTCAATCCAAGCATCAAAGAACTTCTTTTCCTTCATAGTTCCGTTGCAATAAAAAGTTAACGTAACTTCTGGGAACTGAAGATGATGAGGTATTCTATTTGTAAAAGCATAGTGTCGATATTCTACCATGCTTATATTCTTACCAGGCAACTCTGCAGCTTCGCATTGAAATGCTAACTCTTTCGTCATGTTAGATCCAAAAACTGGATCTCCAGATAGTGAGTTTGGTGTTGAGATCCAAACCTCAAACTTATCTGTTTTAGCAAATTCGCCTTGCCCCGTAAAGTGGGTTCTAAATTGATTGACGTTAAATGCCATTTATAATTTCCTGAGAGTCTTTATGAACCTTTGTTCGTTTCGCATTTACAAAGTTGTCGAATGGCAATAGTGCAGTTATTTCCCATTCGTCTGGTTGTATTTCTATAATGTTAGAACGGATATGAGAACTTAGGTATCTTTTCATACAAGGAGCAAATTCTTTAAATCTAGACGCTCCGGAAAGTATACCGTAATTAATTCTCAACTTCGTCGTATCATCAAACTTATCATTATTCGTGGTATCATAAAGTTTATCAAGCAATGCCAATCTTTGATTGGGTCTAATGTAATGGAGGTTTAACCCTAAAAATCCATCATTGTACATCTCAATAGGAAACACAAGAGGAAAGGTATCATAGTATGGAAGCTCATCTTTCGTCTTCGGGTCATACATATAAAAGTACATTCTACCAGGAAGAAATTTGTTAGTTTTTCTAGATTGGTCTCTGAGAACACTTCTCTGATTTACCTTAGAAAGATCTCTAACTTTTTTCTTGAGCCATTCTCTAGACTTCTTGGTACGCATCTCGTAACCAGTCTTAGCTAACTGCTCTGATATTTTGTCTATTAGTATTGCCATTTCTTATTTATTCGATTTTTTGAACAGTTCATTCTCCGTAACGATCTTAAATTCCCAAGATCGATCAGCGCAATATTCTCTAGCTGCCTTCCATTTAGCTTCGTTCACACCCCAAGTGGCAATTTCTGTGATGTAACCTTTAGTTACCTTTTTTCTCTTCTCTGGTGGCTTGGTTTGCTTTTCTGGTTTCACCTCAACCAATATGCTCTGAATTCCACCATCACGCTTCTTAACTTTGATTAGGAAATCAGGGAAGTATCGATGGTATTTATTGTCTAGTGGTGATAAATAAGGAATGAAGAATTCTTCTGATGACCACTGAAGGACATTCTCGTTTGTGTCGAACCATACCATGGCTTTACGCTCCCAGAGAGAACGATACCATATATTGCTGGGGTCGCCTTTGTATTTTGCTGGATTCTGCGGTGAGAATCTTCCACTATATGCCATATAAATAATTCTATCTTAAATAAGAGTATCTATAATGCCGGCAAGAGTAATCAAATGACATCAGGTCCATTCGCAATCAAAAGCCAACATGAATTTACTGTCGGTGCTGGTCCATTAAATGTTCTCACAGAAAGTCCATACGACTTTAAGAAAACTCAATATCCGACAGAGGGTCTTGGAAGCACTGTTCCAAGCTATGTTGTGTTTTATGTTAACCTGCCTGATTCAGCTAAATTTAAATTAACTGGTGAAAATTATGTTGAAAACGCATTTAGTATCTCTGATCAAAATATTCAAAACTCTAGAGGTGCTACAAATCCAAAATTAGTTTCAGGGGGTCTTGGAACTGCTTTGGGGATTGGCTTAACTACAGCAGCTATAAGTGCAGGTAGAGATTTTGCTGGCGTAATCAGAAGTGGACGTTTACTGACTGGATTAGAAAATGCTGGAGAAGGGGCAGGTGCTGCTGGTATTCGTGGAGCTGCTGGTGGCGTTATTGCAGGATTTGCCCAAAGCGTCGACAAAAAGCCTAAAATGCAAAGAATTAAAGAAGCTGTGGCAATTTATATGCCAGATACAGTTATGCACACATATTCTCACGATTATGATGTTCAATCTTTAACTGCTGCGATGGGTGATGTTGGTAAAGCTCAGAGAGGAGGTAGCGGCACAATAGAAGCCATTAAAAATGCATTTACCTCTGGAGATCCAGTAAATCCTCAGGCTAGTGCAGGATTCACTGAACTAATGGGTGATTTAGCCCAGGAAACAGGGCAAGTTGGTGCTGGCTTTACAGATTTTTTATTGAGAAATAAAGGTCTAGCTCTTAACCCTCAGGTTGAATTGCTATTCAAGGGTACTGCTAATCGCGGATTTATTTTCGACTTTAAATTCCAACCAAAGAATCAAAAAGAAGCCGAAACCATCAATAACATTATCTTCATTTTTAGAAGATATGCAGCACCAACTCTTTCTGCTACCGTAACTGATCCAGGGGCGTACTTTATACCTCCTGCACAATTTGATATTCAATACTACTTCAAGAACCAAGAAAACAAATTCATTGGAAGAATATCTACATGCGTTCTTGAGAATATAGACATCAATTACTCTTCAGCTGGCCAGTATGCAACCTTCAATGACGGTGCTCCTATTGAAATTAATATGCAATTAAGATTCAAGGAAGTCGATATCATAACTCGCAATATGATCGATCAAGGATTCTAAGATGCCATATTTTCAACCATTTCCTCCAATAACTTATTCTTTGGATAATGATAATCAACAGTTTAAGCAAGTAAAAAATATTTTTGCTCGTGTTAAGCTTCTGAAAGAAGTCTTAGATAATACTGATATGTTCTATACTTATGAGATGAAGGAATCAGATACTCCAGAAATTATAGCGCACAAACTTTATGGAAGTGCTCATCGTTATTGGATGGTTCTATTTGCCAATGAGGTTATCGACCCATATTACGGAGTTCCTCTAAAATATCAATCATTTGATAACTTCATAATCAGTAAGTATGGTTCTATTGAAAATGCTCAAGATACTATCTCAGTTTATCGCAAGAAAACCACAGTTACTACTAATAAGAATGGGCTAATAAATTCTCAAACATATATGACTGAACTGACAGATAAGTACTACGACTATGCGACCGGAAGCATAGTGACAATTGATTTTATGCCAGATATAGCCAATCCAATCATCAGCGTATCTTCCAATACCGTAGTTATAAAAGACTATGATGACATTGATATATCTATAACTACTGCTGTAGAATATTTGGCTATCACAAGTTACGATTATGAAGTTGAGCAAAATGAGAGCAAGAGAACAATTAAAGTGTTGAAGCCAGATTATGTCGGCTTAATCGAGAATGAATTTGACCACCTATTTAAGAATTAAATATGTCTGATTTAAATAATAGCTATGCATATACCCTAAAGAAACTCAACCTCTATACTAGCGGTGGAGATATAATAGACATCAGAAAGATGCATTTGGGTATTGAAATTTATGAGGATCTTTTCAGTCCATGCATGACTGCTCAAATTCGCTTAGGTGATGCTCAAGAAATTCTTTCTTTCTTCAAGTTACATGGAAATGAGTTCGTCGAAATTGAGCTTGAAAAGCCAACATCCCAGGCAACAATAAAGAAATACTTTAGAGTTTATAAAATTTCAGATCGCGATATGGGCACTAATATACAAAATTATACTCTACACTTAGCAAGTGAGGAAATGATCCTTTCTCAGCAAGTGTCAATTTCTAAATCTTACAAAGGTTTAACGATTACTCAAATGATTTCAGATATATTAAAAACTTATCTGAAGGTCGCAGAAAATAAAATTAAACCACTAACCCAAACAGATGGTGTGTTTGACATAATTGTTCCTCGTATGAATCCATTAGAAGCCATACAATGGCTCTCTACAAAGGCATATTCTAATAAAGGAAGCCTGTATTTTTTCTATGAGAATGCAGATGGATTTAACTTTAACTCATATGAAGACTTGCTAAAGCAAAATTCATATGATACTTTCCACATGAAGGTTAAGTTAAATGATGAGCCAACAGAAAATATGCACTCATTTACCTTCGTTAAGATAATTGAAGACTTTGATGTTCTGAAAGCAAGCAGATATGGTTCATTCTCATCGTCTCTTCGCGTTTTAGATATAATTACAAATTCATACGAGAAGCATTATTTTAATGCGACTCAATTTAAAAATAAAGGCATCTTAAATAAAGAAGTGACTATGAATGGTCTCTTAAACAGAAACAATAAAACTTTCTATGATAGTTATGATAATATGATGAAGTATGTTATTGTAACAGACTCAGACCCAACAAACAACCCAATGAAGCCAGAAAATTGGTTATCACAAACTGCTTCTAAACTAGGACAACTTCATCTATTTAAAATAATAGGAACTATTCCTGGAGATACAGGAATAAAAGTTGGAATGATTGTTGATGTTGACGTACAAAAAATTATGCCACAAGAACAAGTTGCTGAGATAAGCAAAACTCGTTCAGGCAATTATTTGGTCTCAGCCATACACCACAAAATTATAGGCGACGTATATACAACTGTGCTTGAATTATTATCGGATAGTATCGCTGATTATATGCCAGTTGCAGTAAACAATTCATCTAAACTGAAAGAGATTATAAACTCATGATTGAGAAAAATTATGCTGGATTGGATGGGTTTCTTTGGTGGATGGGTATTGTTGAATCCCGTCAAGATCCTATTTCTTTAGGTAGATGCCAAGTTCGTGTTTTTGGTTGGCATTCTGAAAGTACTTCAGATATTCCGAGTGGAGAACTTCCATGGGCTCACCCAATAAATTCATTGAATAGTACATCTTTTTGTACACCAAAAGAAGGTGATATGGTTTTTGGATTTTTTGCCGATGGAAGAAATGCTCAAGTTCCTATTATTTTAGGAATTATGCCAAATTATCCTTTGACTGGAGGCACATCAACAGATGGATTTAGAGATCCAAGAACATCTAGCGAGTTATCTGCTGCTCCAGTGAAACCATCAGAAAAGGCAGAACCATATCCAAGAAAAATTGGTGAACCATCTCTTTCTAGATTAGCAACCAATAGAACCGTTGCAGGCACAGTAATTTCCGCAAGAAGAAAAAGTCTTGAGAAGTCAATTCCAATTGCTGGTGGAGAAAAGTGGGGTGAGCCATTTCCACCATATGATGCAAAGTATCCATATAACCAAGTAGTTGAGAGTGAGTCTGGGCATGCATTTGAGATGGATGATACTCCACATCAAGAAAGAATAAACATAAATCACAGATCAGGAAGTTATACTGAGTTTTTCCCATCAGGATCAAAAGCAGAGAAAATTGTTAAAAACAATTATGAAATTGTTTTAAATGACGATTACGTTTTCATTAAAGGTAAGTGCAACATTACCGTCGGCGGTGATGCGAACATCATTGTTAACGGTAAAACATTACTAGAAACGAATGAGATGGATATCAATGTTAAGAATGACTTTAAGCTTAAAGCTGCTAATATTAAACTAGAAGCAGATAAGGGTGTAGACATATATTCCACAACTAAGTTAAATCTACAAAGTGGCACCATCAATGTTAAGGGTGCTGCAAAGGTTGGTATTGGCGCAGCAACAATTGATGTTCCAGCTGCAGCGATTAACTTTCAGTCTGGCTCTGTCGGCTCTGCGTCAAAGAGTGGACTAAAGACACCTTCTATTTCTTCTTACTCTAGAGAAGATTATGATGAGCCGACTCCTGAAGTTAGGGCAAACTTTTTGTTTGAAGAACCGGAGCAAGACTCTACAGCATATGTTCAACAAAAAATTGATGAAGGTATCTATAATAAAGAAGATATCGATCAGGCAAAGAATGCGCAACCATTAGAAAGCAATACTGATAAAGGAAAGGAAACTCCACCTCTATCAACTGATTGTAAAGATATTGATAAGATGACTTCTTTCGATAATAGCCTGCAGTTGTCTCAACATTACACTCTAGGGAATATGCTGAATACTATAATGTCTAAATCTGTTCTTCGAGATCAAGTTGGTCTTTCAAAGAAAGAAATTGTATGCAATTTAAAGCTTCTTTGCATCAATGTGTTAGAACCACTAAAGGCTATGTATCCAGATATGATTGTTACAAGTGCATTTAGAAATAATTCTACTGTTGCTAATGGAGTATCTCAGCATGAAAAGGGGCAGGCAGCTGATATTCAAATTCCTTCGTATAATAAGACATTAGAAAAATATTATGATGCAGTTTTAAAAATTAGAGATTCTATCGCCCACGATCAGTTACTGCTAGAATATACAAATACCAGTAAATCTGCTCCGGGAACTTGGATTCATATCACATTCAATCCAAAGGGAAATCGCCCAGCCACAGCAGCAAATAAACACCTGACATTTTTGGGTCACAAAACATATAAGGCTGGCTTCCATAAACTGAAGACTGGTCCAGCTCCCGGCAACTTTAGTTATTCATAAGGTGATAACATGGCATATGTAACATTTCCAGTAGCTCAAATTATCTCAGAACTTAGATCTACCATCATGGATCGTCTCCATATGGGTGGATCATTTTTGCAACAAGCGCCCAAAGTTACTATCGGTGGGCTTCCTGTCGCAATTCGCCAGGGAGGATTGGGGAGTCTTGGTGCTGCTCTAACTGGTTCTTTAGGGGCATTGGGAGGTTTAAGTGGACTAACTGCTTTAGCTGGTCAACTAGGAAGTTTAAAAGAATTAGCTAATCTTCCTGGAATAGGAGATCTTAAATCTCTAGCTGGAGGTTTAAGTGGTCTCGGTGATTCTCTAGGAAATATTGGAGAGTTGGCTGGTAATCTAGGGAATATTGGTGCACTTTCTTCAGTGATGTCTGAGGCTGTGGGGAAGCTTAGTGATATATCACAACTTGGAGAATTGTCGAATATAGCCGATAGTCTCGGAGGATTAGATGCACTCAAAGATCAGTTATCTCAGGTAGCATCGCAAAGTTTAAATCTTTCTAGTTTAAATTCTCTGACTGATAAAATAACTACTGGGGGAATCTCAGAACTACTTCAAAATCCTATTGCTGGGCATATTACTGATATGGTCAGCAAAGTTGACTCTTTAGGTAATCTTTCCTCGGGTCTACTCTCAGAAATAAGCAGTAAGATTAATAGTGTTTCTGGTTCGCCTGTATTAAGTTCTACTTTGAATACTGCTATCAATACCACGTTAAGAGGTGCGATTACTACAATAGAAGATCACACTAATGTGTTGAGTGGTATTGTAGATAAAAATGATACGCACCCGTTCGGTCTGAATGATATGTTACAGACAGGCACAAATTTAGCAAGTTCTCTGGGAGTCAATCCAGATACATTCATTAAAAGTGCTGGGTCAGCTCTATTCTCCGCAACTAATCTCTCTTCAATATCAGATGATATAAATGGGAATATTATAAGAGGAATGAATTCTATTAAGGGTCTGACTCCAGACGGTGGAGCTAATGATGCAATAATTCTAGCAACAACAAATAGATTGCTGGGTGACATAAATACACATGCGAGCTCAGTTAATGGAATAGTAACTAGTGACAGAGATACTGCCAACAGCTATATTGCTTCGGTAAATTCTACATCTCAGGTCGGTACAGTTGCTAACGTGATAAACGCAGACGGATTCTCTTCTTTGAAGGGGATAGTAAAATCAGACTATTTGGATCTAGTGACATATAAATGACCGAGAATATCAGAAATTATAAAGATATAGATCTTGATTTTATCGCTCATCCAATAACTGGCGATATTAACAAGAAGACTGGGATCAATGCGATCGTTCAGTCTTTGAAGACTTTATTATTTCTAAATCACTATGAGAAACCTTTCCACCCAGAAATTGGTTCAAATATTAGAAAAATGCTGTTCGAGAATATCGATCCAGTAACGGCTAATATTTTGGCGAAAGAGATTAAGATAACTGTAGATAACTTTGAACCTAGAGTATCCACACGGAACGTCTTCGTTACTGAGAATTATGATGAAAATGGATTTGACGTTACCATAGAATTTATAATAAAAAATACTGCTGAACCAATAGCAGTCTCATTTTTTCTCGAAAGGTTACGATAAATGGCTGCAAAACTTTCTGTTGCTGAATTAGACTTTGATAATATCAAATCTAGTTTAAAAGAGTATCTCCGAAACCAAAGCGAATTTAGCGACTATGATTTCGAGGGCGCAGCTATTAATGTGCTCTTAGATATCCTAGCGTATAATACGCACTATAACTCTTTCTATCTAAACATGATAGCCAATGAGATGTTTCTCGATTCTTCTTCACTAAGACAATCAGTAGTTTCTCATGCTAAATCCATCGGATATACTCCTCGCTCTACAACTGCCGCCCAAGCATTTGTTAATGTTGTAATTACTAAAGGTGCTTTAGATTCTACCACATCAGTTTTACTCCCAAGATTTTCCAGCTTCACTAGTCAGTCAAAAGATGGTCAATCTTATATTTTCTTATCGACAGAAGACACAGTAGTTGCCAATGTTGGGTCTACATTTACTTTCTCTAATGTTTCTATTAAAGAGGGTATAAGCTCATCATATATTTTTGAGGTTAACACTCAGACTAACCCAAAACAATCATTCGAACTTCCAGATGCAAATATTGACACAAAAACCTTAAAAGTTATTGTGCAAAAATCTTCTACAGAAACTGAAAAAGACATATACAATCTCGCCTCAGATTCTACCGAAGTTACGTCAACTAGTAAGGTATTTTATCTAGAAGAGGGTGCAAAGGGTAAGTATAGAATTTATTTTGGCGATGACATTTTTGGTAAGAAACTCGACAACGGAAATCTTATTGCTGTAACTTACATCAACACTTCTGGCGCAACTGCAAATGGTTTAAAAACATTTAAATTATCTTCTCAAATTCTTGCTGGATCAACAGCTAATGTGCAAACAACTATCAATTCTTCTGGCGGTTCAATTAGAGAAACCGTAGATGATATCAAGTTTGCTGCTCCAAAATCTTATATCTCAAACAATAGAGCAGTCACCAAAAATGACTATATTACTCTAATCAACGAGAAATACCCATACTTTGATGCAGTTAATGTTTGGGGTGGAGAAGAACAAAATCCTCCTGTGTATGGCAAGGTATTCATTGCTGCAAAACCAAAATTGGGCTATGAGATTACTGAGACAGAGAAGTCATATTTAATTAATGAGGTCATAAAACCATTTAGTGTACTTACTGTAACTCCTGAGTTTGTAACAGTGAACTATAATTACTTATTGCTAACTGTTGATGTTTCATATGACCCAAGATTGACTGCAAAAACTCCTGGTCAATTGCAACAGGCTATAAAAGAATCAATACTTTCATTCTCTGCAGATACACTAAACTCATTCACATCAACATTCAAGCTATCAAAGTTATTGAAGTATGTGGATGACACAGATCCTGCAATCACTTCCTCGATCGCTGACGTATTCATACAGAAGCAACTAAGTCCAGTTCTTAATAGCTCAGAAAATTATGTGTTAAGATTTGATACTGAACTTCGTCGCGGAGCATCCTCTAAGGATAAATTGTATAGTACACCAGCATATACACAACAAGATTCTACTGGAATAGAAAGAAGTGTTTTCTTAGAAGAAACTCCGCAATCTTTCTCTGGTATTGAGAGCATTGAAATACTAACCTCTGGTGCAAATTACACTAAAACGCCATCTATTACAATAAATGGAGATGGTGAAGGTGCAGAATTGAAGCCGATTATTGTAAATGGTAAGTTAAAGTCTGTAGAAGTTACCTCTATGGGAACAAATTATACAACAGCAATATTGACTGTTGTCAATGCAACTGGGGATACTTCAGGATCTGGAGCCACGGCGAAAGCAGTAATCCAAGGTAGAACTGGTATCATAAGAAGCTATTACTTCGACGGAACTGGAGCTAAGAAAATACTTAACGCCAATGCTGGCACAATTGACTATGTGAATGGTACAATTAATTTAACAAATTTTGCACCAACAGGCGTCGCTGATAATTTAGAAGTTATCAAAATTGCATCTAAACCAAACTCTTTGGATTTTGGTTCTTCTCGTTCTACGCTGATAACGCTAGATAGTTTTGACGCATCAGCTGTAATAGTAAACGTTAAAGCAATATAAAATATGGCAAATACTATTAATAAAATTTCCGATTTGATTGAAAATCAGATGCCTGATTTTATCAGAGCAGATCATCCAGGATTTACCAACTTTCTAAAAGCATATTATGAATGGATGGAAGACTCTGAGCAGGGTAAAGTTTTATACTCTACTGAGAACATGCTAAACTATGCAGATGTTGACACTACATCTGAGGAATTCTTAACTTATTTTAAATCAAAATTTCTACCATATTTCCCAGAAGAAATTCTTGCAGATAAAGCCACTCTCATAAAGAGAAGTAGAGAATTTTATCAAAAAAAGGGAAGCCAGGAATCTATAAAATTTTTATTTCGTGTTCTCTATGGACAAGAAATTGAATTATCGTATCCTAAAGAACAGATATTAAAAGCTTCTGATGGTAAGTGGTATGTTCCGCAAGCATTTAAACTCACTGTCTCAAATACTTCCCCAACATTTGACTTAGAGACTTTGAAGAAGAGAAGAGCAGTTGGTTCTGAAACTTCTGCCAGCTGCATCATTGAGGGTGCATATAGAACAATAGACGCTGATACAAATCAAGAAATATTTGAGCTCTATGTTTCAAACGTAAATAGAAAATTTACTAATGGTGAAAGATTAGAAGTATACTATACTGCAAACACTGGAGATGTTGTATATCTTTTTTCAGAAAAAATCATTGGTTCTCTCTCAAAAATAACTATTGATCCCAATAATAGAGGATTAAAATATCGTGGAATTGAACGCGATTCTTTTAATGCCATAACATATGCTGGAGATCCTGTTGTCATAAGTGGAGGTTTATCTACCGAAGATTCTCAAGTATCAAAAGCAACAGCTGTTGTTAATGAAGTTTCTTCTGGTCAGTTGCAAACAATTGTTGTTACGAATGGTGGATATGGATTTAGACAATCTCCAGATAGCACAATAACAATTGCCAGCGACACTGGAGTGGGAGCATCTGCACTCATATCAGCAATAGGAACGCCAACAACTGTTTTACAAGTTTCCACTGACATCATTGCACCTTTTGAAAGTGTACAATTAAGTTCGTTAAACTTTGGCTTCGCTAATGATGCGTTTAATACTCCTCCTGCATCAAATGTAGATACTCCACTGTGGAAATCATTATCTACTCAAAATATCACAGTAGGACCAATAAAAACAGTAATTATAACAAATTCAGGCACTGGATATACAACAGTTCCTTCTATAGATGCATCATCTTATTACACTGCCAATTCAAATACTTCTGTAAATCTTTTAGGTCTCGGTAAAATAGCATACGTTGAGGTTGTTTCTGGTGGAATAGGATATAAAAATACATCAGATAGTATTGTTGTCACTGGGGTTGGTACGGGTTCAAATGCATCGTTTTCTTTTGCAAATAATGCTAGTGGAACAATCACTAGCGTAACAGTATTGGAAGGTGGAGAAGGATACACAACTACAGATCTAGCAATTTCAACTTCTACAGGTTCTGGTGCGATATTAAAGGCATACAGATATGGTGAGGGAGATTTACTGGCTGCAACAGTAGATGATGTGGGAAGAATTCAATCATTTAGTCTAACTAATCGCGGCTCAGGATATATTTCAACACCTAGTGTTTCTTTGAGAGTTAAAGATATTACAATTACTTCTCCTTCTGGGCTGATTAATGAGGGTGATTATGTTTATCAGGGAACTGCACCAACTTCTGGCAATTTTACGTTTTATGCTACAGTAGATTCATATAACTCATCGAGTTCTAAATTGAGAATTTATGATTATGTTGGTAATTTAAGTACTAGTGCAAACTTAAAATTCGCATCGTTTAACGTTGGAATATCTAGTGTAATAACATATGGAAATGGTCAGGCGAGAGCAAACGCAGAGTTCTTAAATGGACTATTGAAGTCTAATGGATATTTCTTGAATACTGATGGATTCTTAAGCGCTGATAAAAAGCTCCAAGATTCAGATAAGTATCACAATTTCTCATATGTTGTAATTGCAGAAAAGGCATTAGAAACGTATCGTCAAGCATTATTAGACATATTGCATCCATCTGGAATGAAGTTGATTGGCTATAATCAGCTGACAAACTCAGAAGACGCTACAGCAAAAGCTACATCTAATGTGTTCAGTTCTAATACAGCAAATAGTAGTGGTACTGTCGATGTATCAACATATGGATATATTGGTGATGCAAATGTTAAAATGCTTCTTCACTTCAGTGGATCAGATGGATCTAATAACATAATAGACTCTGTTGGTAACTTTACTATAAACATAGCGAATAATGGTCCAAACCTAGTTACGCAAAATTCAACAACAAAATATTCTACTGCGTTTGGAAATACTGCATATTTCCCACCCACATCAACACTTGGTTTCTTAAATTATGCTGGCTCATATCTCAGAGTCAACAATATGATTGCGGTTTGCAATGTCGCCAATAATAGTTGGTGCCTCGAAGGTTGGTTCTACTCTAATGACGGCACTAATCGAACTAATGATATATTCTATTACGGAAATGCTGACGGTAGCGGTAATTACATATACATATATTTTAGCGGAGGAACTAACAAAACTATTGTTGTTAGTGGTTCTGTAGGAGCGACTTCTGTTAAAACTAATTATCTCCCAAATACTTGGTATCACATTGCGCTCGTGCACGATTACGTGTCAAAGAGATTTAGAATTTATGCTAATGGAATATTCCAAAAAGAATCTTCATCGTATATAAGTTCAGCTGAACTTCCGGCAACAGGTAATTTATACATTGGTGGAGACATAAATGTTGTAACCCAACAAAATTTCTTCACTGGATATACGGACGAAATAACATTCCGATATGGAACTGTTGGATATACTGCTAACACTACAGCAGGAAGTGAAACATATACTGAGCCTACTGCACCATTCCAGGATTATAAATTCGCTTCGTTGGTAGCTAATTCTGTTGTCGGAACCGGAACCACATTTACCAGAGCTAAAGCGAATGATTTAATTGTAATTGATACAACCAATTCTCTCAGAACACAGGTTAAGAAGATTGTTTCTATTGCTAATGATTCAACTTTGTTTATAGAAGGAAGTACTTCTTTTGTTGGCGATGGTCGATTAACTACAAGTTCAGCAACAAATGTAATAACGATAACTGGAAATACCAATCAGCTTTCGATGACTATTGGAGACTTTATATCGTACAATGTGTCAGCAACATCAAATATTGCTAAAATTACAGCAATGTCTGGAAATCAAGTAACTTTGAATGCTGTGCCCATTTCATCAAATACAAATGTTGTTTATATTGTAAACCCAATTTATAATGACGTTTCCTTTAGAATTATTTCTACAGATTGATAAATATAAGAACAAATGGAAGAGAAATAAATGGCACTGAAACCTAATTTAAGCACCGTTAGAAATCGCATCTTTACTGCAACTTCATATGAGAGTTCGTTGACGGGCAGCTCATCTAACACATATTTGGGTATTGCTAAACCTCTTTCTTGGACTTCTAGCATTCCTCCTGTCCCAGTAGAAACAACAAGCAATATAAATGATGTCTTTAGAACATTAGTATCCTTAAAGAAAATAACTTCTTCTGATATCAATCTAGTTGTACCTAGAGTAGACTGGACCAGCGGAACAACTTATTCTGAGTATACAGAAAATTTAGATATTTATGCGTATGATTCTCTACCAGCAATTCAAGGTACAGGAACTACTGTGCAGGGAACTGCAATTTTAACAGGAAGCGGCACAGCATTTACTGCGAATGTTGCAGCTGGCGATAAAATTACTCTTATGGGAGATGGTAGCGAGTCTTTTCCTAAAGTTGTCAAAGAGATCATATCTGTATCTAATAATACATCGTTGGTTGTTAATAGCGCATACAGTGCAGCATACACCAACAATACCATTTATAAGTTGATAAACACATATCCGAATTATGCAAATAAATTTTATGTGAGAAATAATTTAGATCAAGTATTTAAATGCTTATATAATAATTTTTCTGTTGCATCTACAGTTATGCCTGAAATTAGAATAGATGGTCAATTACCAGAAAATGCATATATTGAAACTAGCGATGGATATAAGTGGAAGTACATGTATAGTATTCCAGCTGGATTGAAGGAAAAATTCTTCACCAGTCAATGGATGCCTATCCTTTCAGAAAATATTGTAACTAATTCTGCTGTTAATGGGCGTTTAGATATAATAAAAATATATGATGGTGGAACTGGCTATCTTGGTGGAGCCAATTCAAATTCTGCTCCCATAGTGACAGTTACTGGAGATGGTTCTAGTGCAAATTTAACAGCAAGAGTTGTTAATGGTGTAATAACTAAGATAAACATAATTAACAGTGGAATGAATTATACAAACGCTACAATATCTTTTACCGATGGTTCAAAAACTCCAGGAACAAATACAGCTAATGTTATTGCTGTTATTGGTCCAGAATATGGTCATGGATATGATCCAGCATATGAATTGGGTGCTACCAGTTTAATGGTGAGCGTGGATCTTTCTGGTTCGGAAAATTCTACTATTCCTACGACTGCGCTATCTGACACTTTTGATTATAGACAAATTATTTTGCTAAGAAACCCAAAAAATATAGATGGAACTTATTTGTCTCAAACAAACTATAAAGCCACATCAATTATAAGTGTTTCTTCACCACCATCTCCATTTAGAATGGATGAGATTGTTTATCAGGGAATTTCTTTAGCATCAGCAACATTTTATGCAACGGTGGTAAATTGGGATAGTTCTGCTAATGAGTTGTGGATTAATAATCCTGTTGGATCTTTTTCTGCAGGTCCATTAAAGGGAACATCTCAAACTTCGGCAGTTACAGCATTCAGTTTAACTTTGCCTGATTATGAAGCTTTTACAGGTGAGACGCTATATATTGAGAATAGAGATCCTATAAGCAGAAGCTCTTCTCAAACAGAACAAATCAAATTAGTCCTCAATTTTTAGGTAGAAAATAATGGAATTTAATGTAAATCCGTATTACGATGATTTCGAGGCGACAAACGGTCCCCAAGATAACAATTATATGCGTATATTGTTCAAGCCTGGGTATGCAGTTCAGGCTCGCGAACTCACACAGATACAATCCATTATTCAAAATCAAATTAAACAATTTGGCGACCACATCTTCAAAGACGGTTCTCCAGTAATTGGTGGTCATCTATCATTAGACGTTAAAGTTAAATCTATTAAATTGCAAACACAGTATGCATTAGAAGATGTGAGTGTGGCTGATTTTAATGGAAAATTAATCTTAAGCGAGACTAGCGCAGACAAAAAGGCGTATGTTATTGCTGTTGATGATACCCAAGAATATCCAACTCTTTTGATTCGGTACTTAAGTGGAAATGAATTTAGCGATGGCGAAACCATAAAAATAGCTTCAAATACAACCACTAAAGCAACACTAATCGCTTCTGGGGCATCAACGACTGGTTCTGCAATATCTGTTGATGATGGTGTATTTTATGTCAATGGTTATTTTGTTAAGGTTTCTCCACAAACTATAGTTTTAGATCCATACTCAACCACACCAACTTTTAGAGTTGGTTTAGCTATATCTGATGCTGTTGTTACTGCATCAGATGACTCGATGCTCCTAGATCCAGCACAATCTTCATTCAATTATCAAGCTCCAGGAGCAGATCGATATCAATTCGATTTAGTTCTAAGTCATAGAACTTTAGATTCTACTGACGATAGTGCATTCTTTGAGCTATTACGCATCGAAGGTGGTAACATAACAAAACAGGTAAATTATCCTATTTACTCTGAGTTAGAAAAAACACTAGCTCGTCGTACATATGACGAGTCTGGTAACTATACTGTAAATGCTTGGAGAGTTACTCCAGCTGCGAACGCCACAAATAGTTCAGCTTTTGATTTACAGATAGAAAAAGGTAAAGCATACGTCAAAGGATACGAATTCGAAACTCAAGGCACAACTACTTTAAATGTTAGCAAAGCTCGAACATCAAATGTGAGCTCAGATTACGAACTTTCTGTAGAATATGGAAATTACGTTGTTGTCAAGAATTTATTTGGGGGAAACACTTCTTATATTTTCGACACAAATTCATATGAGCAAATAGATCTACACTGCGTTCCGTCAGCAAATATTAATACTGCCAGTGCCTCTCTTTACAGTAATACGAAAATTGGTACGGCTAGAGTTCGTAATATCACGAATAGAGGTGATGGTTCTACATATAACATGCAATTATTGGACATAAACACAAGTCCAATTATCACAACCGTGTCAGCTGCTTCAACTGATGCAAATTCTGTTCTTCTTCCTGCAAATTTCTCAACTACAAACAATGCATATAAAAATGTTTATGTGAGTGTGTTGTCTGGTCCAGGCGCAGGAGATGTTAGAAAAATTATTAGTTATGATGGATCGACTACAACTAATAAAAAAGCAGTTGTTGATAGAAATTTTAGCGTTGCCAATTTAGGTGCAACTTCTGTTGTTTCTCTAAATTTCTCTATTGCAGATCTAGAATCTCTTGTAATTTCTCCTGCTGCTGGACAATTTGCAGCAAATGTTTATGGAACTAAAAATACATCTAATGCATACTTTGCTTGCGCTGATGTTGATGTTTTCAGTAAAGCGAATAGAGATCCTCTTGGGGATACTTTTATCTACTCAACTGATTTGAATAAAATGATTTTCCCATTTCCAGAAACATATATCGCTAATGGATCATTTAGTAATGCAGTACAGTACCAGAGAAAAATGAAGTCTGTTACTTTCACTAGCGGAGCTGTACAGTTGGTTTCTCCTGGAGATTTTGAAGCTGGCTATGAAGAAATTTATTATGGCACAAATGGATCTAATTTATCTGCACTACAAATACTTTCAAATATTCTAGTTGTTGTTTCAAATAAAAATACATCTAACGCACTACATGGTCAAGTAATTGATTTTACTAGAGTTGGTGCGTCAATACTCAGAAACGGAAGCCAAGATATTGTTTTAAATAGTGGTTATACAGGAGACTTTACTGCTGATGTTTTCTATAATGTCAAAGTTAATAATTCTTCTGTTAATACAAGAAGAACAAAAACTTTAAGGGGTGATTCAACAGTAACTGCACTAAGATCTACCGATGCTCCAGCAAGCGGCACATCGGTTACTGGTGCAACAAATGTTAAGTATGATACTACAAATGCCTTTGTTTGGTTTACGAATACAGCAGATATAATAAAAACTCCAGGACTCAAGCAGTCACTCTATATTCCTGACGTATTTAATATTATAAAAATTTATGATTCTGGTAATGCACTATATGCACCGAACACCACGAACGCTATTGATATAACATCAAGTTATTTCTTTGATAGTGGTCAAAATGATAATTATTACGATCATGCTTCTATAATTCTAAGAGATACTGCAAATCCTCCAGCTGGACAAATTGTTGTAATGCTACAATATTTTGATCATTCAGCAACTGGTGGCTATTTCAATGCAGACTCGTACGATTATACAACCGTCTATTCGCAAGATAAAATTCCACTATATTCTTCCAAGAATGGTTCTTTCTCATTAAGAGATTGTATTGACTTTAGACCAACTAGAACTGTGGGAACGACAGCTTTTGCTTTAACTGGCAATAAGATTCCATTCCCTGATCTGTCTATGGTTCTCACATATGGATTCTATCTACCTAGAATTGATAAATTAATTGCAACACAGAATAAAGAATTTAAGTTATTAACTGGCGTACCTTCTTTCGTTCCTGTAGAACCAGGAGATTCAGATGAAGGTATGACGCTCTATACTCTTTATATTCCTCCTTTTACTGCAAATATCCGCGATATTAAGCTTAAGTATTTTGACAATAGACGATATACTATGAGAGATATTGGGGCACTTGATAAGAGATTGCAGCAAGTTGAGTACTATACTACATTAAGTTTGCTAGAGAATAAAGCTAGAAGCCAATCTGTTCTCTACCAAGACTCAGCTCTACAAAAAGAGAAATATGGCATTCTTGTGGATCAATTTGATGGATTCAATATTGCTGACAATAAGAGCCAAGATCTATTGTGCCAATTATCATTTAATGAATTGAAACCATATAAAGTAACTCAAGAACTTGCGCTAAATTTCGTTAATGGAAGTGGAGCATATAGTCTTAATGATAAAACATGCTCATTATCATACACAGAAACTCCTATAGTTTCTCAACAATTTGCAACTAAGGCAATTAGCGTTCAACCATATCTGTTCGCACAATTCTTAGGAACAGTTAAGATGACTCCAGATAGCGATTACTGGATGAGCACCACATTGACTCCAGTTGTGAATTCTCCTCCTAATGATGTTGTAACTCCAGCTACTCCACCTGTCGTCACACCAACCACTCCGGTCACAGGAGGAACAGTTCCTGCTACTTGGGGTAATGCGTTCAGTTATTATGGTGGAAGTGGTGGAAGCATAGGTGTTGGTAACTTCGTGGGTTATGGATATGTAAACTGGAATAACTTCCTAAATATTAAACAAAGTGTTCCAGTCCAAAGTGGACCAGTCCAACAAGCCATTGTTGCTCCAGATATTTCAAATTCTGTGGCCATTACTGCTGGTGGTGGTGGCGTAGTTGGGGATGGTAGAGTTCAATTGAAGAAAAATTAACAAGGCGTAGAAATGGCAAATACAACTTCCATAATTCCATTTATTAGATCAAATGAAATAATATTTGATGCGATAAACCTGAAGCCAGGTAAAATCGCACACTTTTTCTTTGATGGAACTAATGTAGACAAGTTCGTACAAAAGGCTTCTGTTTTAACCACAGATTCTGTTGATGTATCTAAAACTTTTGTTAAAAATGAGGGTCTATATTGCAGTAACACTAAGGCATATGCCACCGTAATTTCTACATCATCAAACAATATCATCTACATTAATGATAACTACGTTTCTCTTAATGTTACAACTTATGGAGCAGCACCATTTAATGCTGATGATTTTAAGAAGGGTGATATAGTATTTACATCACCTAATGCATCTTCTTCAATAGCTGCTAACACATATTCAGCGAGAGTTCAATATTTTAATTCTGCAGATAAGGTTCTTGTTGTAAGATCTTTAAGCGGAGTTGCAAATAATAACTCGGCAATAAGATCTTTATACAACTTAGGTTCTGGTAAGAGAGCTAATATTGTAAACGTTTTGTCAGGGACAAGATTTCCATCATCGAATCTTGTTGTCTCCACATTAAATGGATCAAATACTTTCTCAGTTAATGTTTACACACATAATCACGGCACAATCTCAATATTAAATCCAAGTTCAACAGTGCTAGAGTTGGCTTCTCCCCCTCCTGCTGCAGCATTAAGTAATACAATTTACATAACTTCTGGTAGCGGGTTTGCTCAATCTTTCAGAATCGATACAATTTCTGGAAATACTGTTTCAAACTCGTCTTTCTCATCCTCATCAATTCGAGGAGATAGCACATATTCATTAAGTTATTCGACTGTAGATAATTATGGTAGGTTGGCTGGAATATTACAGTTACCGGAAACTGAAACTTATAAGTTCAAGACTGGACAGAGACAATTTGTCATCACAGATACTTTAGTTGTTGATGACGTTGACAATCAAATGAGAGCTTCTGCGGAATATGTTGCTGCTGGATTGTTACAGAGCCAAGATAAGGTTCAGGAAAAAATAACTCCAGTTGTTCCTCCAGTACCCCCAAGCCCTCCTGAAAATAGATTTACTACTGGAGGTAGAGGTGGAAGGTTAGGAGATCCTGTTGCCCAAACATTCTTTACTCCACAATCTGAGAATGGAAATGGCTTAGGTATCTTTGTTTCTTCAATTGATTTATTTTTTAAGAATAAACCAAATACTTTAATCGGGGACCCTGAGTTGCCGGTTTGCATAAGAATTGTAAAAACACAAAATGGATACCCAACCCAAGAAATTGTAGCAGAGGTTTGGGTTGATTATAAAGACGTTAATACTACTAACGGTCTAACAACATTCCCATCAGTATCAAATTCTACAACTCTAACTAAGTTTAAATTTAAAGATCCTATGTATCTTCCTCCTGGTGAACAATATGCTATAGTTGTATATTCAGATTCTCCATCATATGAGGTTTGGATTTCTGAGCTTGGCCAAGCGGTTCTTGGGGACCCGAACAATAGAAGAGTTTCGGAACAACCATACAATGGCAGCTTTTTTAGAAGCCAAAATGCGTCAACTTGGACTGCATTTCAAAACGAAGATTTGATGTTTGTAATTAATAAAGCAGAATTCAATACAAGTTCTACTGGCGTGTTACAGTTTAATGTGAAATCGCCACTTGCTAATGTTGGCATTCATAACATGACGCTTCATAGCTCTGATATTGAATTTGCTAACACATCATTATCTTATGCATTCAAATCTACTATCGCTAGCACAGGAGTACTAAGTTCTGCATATTCTGCAATTGAAAAAAATAGTATTTTTAACTTCAGTTCTGACCTGAAGACATCTTCTTTAAATACAAATAGAAAGAGAGTTGTTCTTGCTGGTGATGCGAATTCTATGTTGGTGCAAGTAACTGTTGGGACATCAGATAATAATGTGTCTCCAATAATTAATACTGAGAGATTGTCTCTAATTGCAGAAGAATACTTCATTAATGATGGTTCTTTAGCAAATTCAAATATCACCATTACGAATGGTGGCGGACAACACACAAATATTGCTAATATTACTGTAACAATAAGTTCTCCTCAACTCTATAGTACTGATGCCACAGCAAACGCTACCGCTGTAGTAACATCTCTTTCTTCTGGGAATATAACTTCTATTGCTATTGTTAATGCTGGTCGTGGATATATTGAATCCCCAACAATAACAATTGCAGATAGAACTGCGGGTATTACGGCTAATGCTACTGCAGTGATTGTTTCTGAGGATGGAAAGTCTGGTGGTAATGCTTTAGCAAGATATGTAAGTAAGAAGATTATTCTTGCTGATGGATTCGATGCTGGAGATTTAAGATTGTATGTTGAGGGTATTAGACCTCAGGGAACTAATATCATAGCATACTATAAGGTCCTTTCAGATTCTGATCCCGAACAGTTTAATGACAAAAAGTGGAAGAGAATGTACCTCACAAATGATATAATTTCTCCAGACACAATTACACCAATTGAGTTAATTTTCCAACCATCTTCTGTTCCTGGATCTTTAAGTTATGTTGAAAATAATGTCACATATCCTCTTGGAGGATCGTTCAAGTATTTTGCTATCAAGCTAGTATTGCTTGCAGCAGACGCTAGTGTTCCTCCAATTATTCGCAATCTAAGAGCCATTGCGTTCCCAGCAGGTTAATCATGTACGCTAAAGTAAAAGAGCATAAAGAATATGTTCGAGACATTGACACTAATGCTGTTTTAAATGTGGACAAAACAGCATTAGAAAAACATAAAAATATTATGCATAATCTTAATAAAGATAAGCGTGTGCAGGAACAAATAAATAGTATAAACGATGACATCTCAGAAATAAAAGAGATGTTAAGAGCATTAAGCAATAGAGGCTCGTAATGGCATATTCTAATATCGCGCAAGTAACAACATCAAACACATTCAATCAGTGGAGACTAGTCACCAATAGTCTATCCAATGCTGTCAATCAGATAGCAGGTAATACCACATATACGAAAGATGATGGGAGCTGGGTTCTTTCTAAGGGGTTTATCAGTTTATCTAATACTTCAGGAACAACTCTTACTGTCTCAGCTAATGCAACAATTTCTAAAATTCTTACTGTTGCAGATATAGTCCTAACAGGTTCAATTACTGGCGGTCTTGCAACTGTCATGTACAATCAAGCTAACACTGCATACAATCAAGCTAATACTGCGTACAACCAAGCTAATACTGCGTACAATACGGCTAATAACGCTGCGAATACAGTTAGAGTTTCCGCAAATAGTATTGCGACTCTCTCTGGTCAACAATTAAATTTTGTCAACACTGCAACAGTAACTGTTACAGTAACACCAGGAATATCTGGAAACGCTAATATTGCATTTACATCTGTTGGTAGTGGTGGTAGTGTAACAAGTGTCGCGACAGGACTAGGCTTAACTGGTGGAACAATTACCACAACTGGAACAATCAGTGCAGTTGCTGCTTCCACATCAGTTCAGGGCGTTGTTAAGTTAATTGATAATGTGACAACAACTGATTCATCAAATGCTGCTACAGCAACTGCAGTTAAAACTGCTTATGATGCAGCAATTACTGCTAACAATTCTGCTAATAATTCTGCTAATACTGTTCAAGTATATGCCAATAGCACTTTGGTTTTGTCTAAGGCTAATTTAAACTTTGTAAATAGTGCGACAGCTCTCGTTAGCGTAACCAACAATAGTGGTCAGGCTAATGTGTCGTATTCTGTAAATACTGCGGCGATAACCTCTCTAGGCACATTGAGTGCTCTTGATATTTCTGGATCTGCGGCAAATATCTTCGACACACCGATTGTGAGCGTAACATCGAGCAGCTCCTTCTCTGACAATGCTGCAGGTAAGGTTCTACTTTGCGATTCTACTTCTCCGACTTCAATCACATTAACTTTTGCTCCAGCAGCTAAGGCTAATTTTGCTGTCACTATCATTAGAAACGGTACTGGAAATGTAATTATTGCGAACACTTCGACGATCCAAAAGCAAAATACGACAAGCTATACAACTGCGAATATTTCTTCTCAGTTCGCTGCGGCAACCGTTCTTTATACTGCAACTAACAAGTTTATTCTTCTAGGTGATATTACATGACATTTTTGAGAAGAGCTCCATTTATTAGAAGAATTAGCTTAGGTAATGGAATTTTTATAATAAACAGTGGAAGTGGAACTAACCAAATTACAGGTAAAGCTCCAGTTACATATTGGTATTCTGGTTGGAATTCGCAACCTGCTCCATTGAATTCTGCTAGCACTCCTTCTCTTTCAAATACTGCTATTGGAAGTATTTCTTCTATTCCCATTTTTAATGGAAACAGTGTTGTTGCAATTGAGGGACAAAGTTGGTCCGGTAGTGCTGGTGGAGTTGGTCTTGCTAATGTTTATTTAGTTGTAGTTTCTGGCAATAATCAACCATTTACACCTAATGCATTAGATATTGATGGCACACAATTTACTGTACATTCAACCAGCGGCGTTATCTCTGTATCTGGAAATGAGTATAGTGTATATTCGTTTTTTCCAGGCTCACAAGCATCAACTTTATTAAATTCTTCAGCAGATAATGTAAAAATTACTTGAGGGTAAATAGAATGACAGAACAATCTCAAAATGCAATTTTTAGTTTTTACATTGGTGAGAAAAGCGTAGAGCTTGTAAACTCTCCTAGGATTATTATTCTCATAGAAAATTGTGAGGCAAAGGAATTATAATGTGGATAACAAAACAAAATCAATATACTAATTTTTCTGTGACTGAGGCATTTGCATCTAGTGGTGAATCGTTTAAAGTTTCTAAACTTGACGCCGACTTAGCAAAGTTAGGTTATTTTTATTCTGGATCGTCTGAGTGGATTAGTTCAAATTCAAAATTTAATTTTATCAGAGGTGAGAGTTCTCCCTTCGTCAGCTATATTGAAGAAGATCTTGCAAACATAAACGTAGATGAAGACGATAAAGTAGTAATTAATATATTATCCGATATGCATTGGGTTTGTATGCAAGAACTATCAGAAACCTCAAAATATGTTAAGGGTGGTTTGCTATTATCTGTAACTGAAGAACAAATCATTTATCCTGCAAATGGACTCTTCGTTTTAGAAGGTACAATTTCGGCAAACGACGCTGGATCTCCACTTTCATTAGGAAAATTTGATTATATGAAACCTAGAACATACGAATATTCAGTTTCAGGCAACGGAAAGGCATTTTTAATTCAAACTATTTAAATCTAAACACCTATCAACTTTTAATAAATACAATCAGAACTAACACTTTCATGGGTAGATTAAATGGGCGCATATACAGACCTAACGATAGACCAAGGCGCAGACTTCGAGCTCACCTTTGATCTTGTCGGAGATGATGGGTATCCAATCAACGTAACAGGATATGTGTTTTCCGGTCAAATTCGTAAGACATACTACTCAACAAATCCTACTGCAAATCTCGTACTTACCATTTTAAATCCTGTTAGAGGTAACACTCTTATTTCGTTGGGAGCCTCAAATACAGCAAATATCGTTGCTGGTCGTTATGTTTATGACATTAAAATGAAAGATACCTCTAATGTTACTTCTAGGGTTGTGGAGGGTATTGTAACAGTAACACCACAGGTATCTAGATGAAAGTAACACTTTCTAATAACAGCAAGTTAAAAATTGCTGTTGCTAATAAAAACGAAATTGGACAGGTTAATTTCTCTAAGGCTGCGAGAACAGTAACGCGCCTAATCGACCTAGTTGATGTAGATGTGACTGGACAGTTAGATGGATATGTTTTGGCTTATAATGCAGCCACTAACACATATATTTTCAGAGAAGCTGCTCAAACAGCAACTGCAGTTGATGGTGGGTTCTACTAATGACAACCCAAAATTCTTCAATTCTTTTAAAACGTAGTGGTATTCCAGGACATATTCCACTGTCTGCTAATTTAGCATACGGTGAATTAGCTCTAAATTATGCAGATAGCGTTCTGTATTCTAAAGACTCATCAAATTTAGTTCAGCCTCTAACGATCCCTCCTGCGGAAAAAGAAATCTATGTCGAGCTCCACGGCAATGATGAATGGGATGGTCTAACTCAATCTCGCCCAAAAAGAACACTCAAGGCAGCACTAAATGCGTGTGAGCCATATGGTTGTGTTAAACTCGGTGCTGGCATTTTCTATGAGGATAACCCGATGGTTATGCCTCAATTCTCCACAATCTACGGCAGTGGAACAAGAGGAACATCTATTATTCCTCTTAATAAGACTAAGAATATTCTTTACGTCACAAATTCTTGCTATTGTACTGGATTTGCTTTTAGAGATCACATTGATCCGGCAATCGCTGTCTCATATCCAGATGAAATGGAAAGAGGAACAGCTCAGGGTGGCACATCAAATACAATAACACTTTCTACTGATAGCGTCGGTGGCGTTGGTCTTGAAGATTACTATCGCACTATGCAGATTACAATTACTGCAGGAACTGGCGTAGGTCAGGTTAGAAATGTTGTGACACATAATGTCACAACTAAGGTTGTTACAGTTGATTCTAATTGGACAACAATCCCAAATTCAACTTCTGAATATTTGGTTAATCTTGCAGTAGATTATACATACCAGCCACCAACAAAAAGATATAACACATATGTAACTCACAGCCCATATTTGTATAACCTATTATCAGTTACCACAACTGGAACAGGTATGGTTGTTGACGGATATCTATCCGCTGGTCTAAAATCTTTTGTGGTTGCACAATTCACACAATATAATCAGGGTGGTAATGGATTTGTTGTTAAAAATCTTGGTTATGCGCAGCTAGTTTCTATTTACGGTATTTGCTGCAATGAGGCATTCCGCGCCGAGAATGGCGGAACTGCCTCAATGGGTAACTGCAACATTAACTTTGGTAATCGTGGTATTGTTGCTGTTGGTGTAAGTCCACCGATGCTTACTGCGAATCTTGCTCCAGCATTCACCTATAATAAAACTAAGTGTGAGCGTGATACTGGACTTATTGTTGATGCTCTTGCTCAAGATTTGCTTTTTAGTGGCAACACCCAATCAACGTTCGCTGCAATTCAATACTGGAATCAAAGTTCTTATGTTGGTCAGGTTGGTACTCAGCTACCTTTAACAATAAACACAATTTCATATGTTCAAAACCTCGCATCAAAGGTTGTTGTCAATAATACAACAGGAACAAGATACCAATCAGCTGTGGCTCAAATTACAGGAAATACTGCTTCTAATGTAGAAGCTAATACTGTATACTCTGACTTTCAAGTAGTACTTGATATATTAGCTAATGGAACAACTTCAATAACTGATACTATTATTCCTAACAGTATTACTGCTAACACTAGCGCAAACGTCGCAAATGCATACTTATTGTTACAAACTAATAAAGCATATATTCAGGCTGAGGCAATTGCATTCGCGAATGCAGCTAAACCAGTAGGTTGGCCAACAGGATATTATTTTGACCAAACTACTTGCGCTAGAGATGCCAAATTAGTTGTTGATGCTATTGCTCAAGACTTCCTGTATGATACAACAAGTCAATCAACATTTGCTGGTCTTCAATATTGGGCGCAAAATACCTATACTGGCAACATAAAAAATGAATTTGTATACACACTTAATGCTATTAAGTATGCAAGTAATCTTGCTCAAAAAATTGTTACTAACAATACATCAGGACCAAGATATCAAGCTCTAGTTACACAAAATACAAGCTTGCCTGCAGCAACCTCAACTCAAGCATCTGCAGTTTCAGCTGATTTTAAAATTATAACAGATATTTTAGAAAATGGAACTACTGGTGTAACGGATATTATTATCCCAAATAGTTTAATTGCAAATACTGCTAAACCAGTACAAAATGCATACGCTTTATTGCAAGCCAATAAGAGTTATATTGCTGCTGAGGCTGTAGCTTATGCTAATGTTGTGACATTTGATACAGCAAAGTGCACTAGAGATACTGGATTAATAATCGATGCAATTGCTCAAGACTTATTGTTCGAGGGTTCAACACAATCAACCTTTGCAGGTTTACAATATTGGTCTCAAAGCGGCAAGATTATTCAACCATATGAGGTTGCAAATACTGTTCTTGCGATAGATTATGCAAGAACTATATCGCTAGAATATACCTCAAATAATCCTAAAGTTAATACTGAGTTTAGTTTAATTAGAAATATCTTAAGTGGTGTTCAAGATCCAACAACCGTAACTGATATCATTGTACCAAATACCTTGACTGCTGCTACTTCTGGATCTGACTATAATGCTGCTGTTGCTCTACAGACATATAAGACAACAATTCAATCCTTGGTGCAAACATATACTGCTGAGAACTTTGTAGACTTAACTCCATCGCAATTAGATAAATGCTATCGCGATGTTGGCTTTATGGTCGACAGTGTGACCTTTGACTTGCTTTATGGTGGCAATCGTCAAGCAGTACAAAGCGGTATTTACTATTATGGGTTCTCAAGTTCAGATAAAACTGTAAATCCAAACGAGGTTCCGCAAACAGTTGCTGCATATGATTATATTAAGTATTTGATTCCATATATTACAACAAATACAGCTGTTCCTAAAGTTTGGAATACTCTTGGTGAGACTCAAGTATTTTCTGCCAATTTTGCAACTTCTGTTGAATCTAATTTAGCCAGAAGTAAAGTTGATATTATTACAGGTATTATCAATAATGGACCAGGTGTGGCTGAGGCTCCTTCTGCTATTAGTTTAACTAGAAGCATAAACACAGAACAAGTGAATGCTGCAAATTTAATTGGCTTGAATAGAACATTTATCGCTAAGGAAGTTCTTGCATATATTACTCAATTTACCTTTGACAAGGCAAAGTGTGCCAGAGATGTTGGATATATCATAGACAGTATTTCCTTTGACTTATTGCATGGTGGTAATCGTCAAGCAGTGCAAAGTGGAGTTTACTACTATTCATTCTCTGATACAAACCAAACAGTTGCTGCAGCAGAAATTCCTGCCGTTAATAATGCATATGCTTATATCAGAACACTAATTCCATATATCATTACAAATACTGCTGTTCCTCAAGTTTGGAATACTAAAGGATTAACGCAACAGTTCTCTTCAAATGTCAGTATTAGTGCATATGCTCCATTGATCCAAAGTAAAGTAAATGTTATTACAAGTATTATCAATACTGGACCAAGTGCAGCTGCCGCTCCATCTCCAATTCCTCTAACTGCAAATTCAACTCTAGCTGTTGCAAATGCTGCTGCTCTACTTGAACTCAATAGAGATTTCATTGCTAATGAGGTTGCGGAATATGCTAAGGGAACCTATAACAATAATAAGTGTAAACGCGACCTTGGATTAATTGTTGATGCTCTTGCATTCGACTTAAAGTTCCCGAGCGCCAATGGTAACAGCCAGTCTAATTTTGCTGGATTACAATACTGGGCTCAATCTGGTTTAGCAATTCCTTCTGGGGAGCTAACTGCAACATTAGGTGCAATGGCTAACTTGAAGTATCAGATGCAAACAGTTGTCTCAACAACTCCGGAAGATAACTTTGTTGGTTCTGAGATTGATATTATTATTAATCTATTGAACGGCACAACTGCAGCAAATTCTGTAACGAACTTAATTGTTCCCAATGCAACTACTGCAACTTCTAATGCTAATGCACTTGCTGCATATACTGCTCTGCAGTCAGCTAGATCTACAATTCAAACAACTGTATTAAACTATGTGACTACGACATATCCTGGATTGTTAGATGCAGGTCAACAAACTAAGTGTAGTCGCGATGTCGGCTATATTATCGATAGTGTTTGCTTTGACTTGAAGTATAATGTCGACAACACTTACGCTGCTCCGTCGAATAGACAGGCAATTCAAAGCGGTATTTACTATCTCGGATTTAGCAATACAACAGTAATTCCTAACGAATTTGTTATGACTACTGCTGCATACAATCAACTCAAGCAACTAATTCCATATGTTGTAACTGATACTGCTGTTCCTGCCAATAACAGATATCAATCAACATATACTCAAAATGTTTCTTTGGGTGCTGCAACAACAAGCGAATCTACAAGAATACAAAATAATATCGATACCATTCTAACTATTATTTCAACTGGTCCTAATGCTTCTGCTAATGCAAATGCAGCCCCGATCAGCCTAACTGCAAATAGTGATTCTAGAGTTTCTAACGCATTCGCTCTTCTATATGCTAATAAAGATTTCTTAAAAGAAGAAGTTATTGGATATATTAACAGCTTCTTCTATGATCCATCTAAGTGCGCAAGAGACGTTGGTTATATGGTCGATAGCGTTAGCTTCGACTTGAAATATGGTGGTAATCGTCAGGCAATCCAAAGTGGCGTATATTACTATGGATACAGCAGCAATACTACAATTGTTGGGGAAATTCCTCAAACAACTGCTGCATATAATTACCTGAAGAAAGTCACTTCAATGGTTTCTCAAGGAAAGACAATTGATCTGCCATTCCAAACTGAGGTTGATCAGATAATTTCAACATCTATTGGAACACCAGAAGAAGCTGCATCAGTAAATACCAATATTTCTCTAATCACAAATATTATCAATAATGGTCCTTCGGTAGCTCCAGAACCAAGCCCAATAAGCTTAATTCGTAGCACTGATCCATTCGTAAATAATGCTGCTACTCTATTGTCTACAAACAGAGACTTCATTAAGAAAGAAATTGTCGCATATGCTGATGCTTTCTTCCCAACTCAAACTGGCTACACTATAGCAGTTAAGGATGTTGTCGCAAATACAGACCCAAGAACAGCTCTTTCATCTACCACAAAACCATATGTTGGGCTTGCGCTAAATATAACAGGTGATGTCTTTACAGCTGATGGAACAACTTCAAATACATATCGATCTGTCTTAGCAACAAGAACAGATGATGATTTAGGAATAACTACTGTAGATTTCCAAGAAAATCTAGTTGACGCTTTTGTGGCAAATACAACAGTTACTTTCTATCAAAGAAGTTCTCTTTCAGCTAGTGGACAAACCTTTGAATATGTTGGAGCAGGAACTAATGTACTGACTGCATTACCTCGCTTCGGTTTCGGTTTAATTAAGAAAGAAAATCAAGTCGTAACCTCTGGTGGTGGAGTTGTGTATTATACTGCGACAGACCAATTCGGTAACTTCCAAATTGGTGCTGACCTAACTATTAACTTTAACACAGGTACATTGTCGGGAAGAACGTTTACGAGAAGCTTATTTGCTCAAATTACGCCGTTCATTCTCGCTCTAACAAATGACTAATAAGGTAATTCTGCTATGGCAAATTTAGTCCCATTAAATACGTTTAAAACGCTAACAGCTATTGTAACCACGACACCGCAAGCAGTATACACAACTCCAGCTGGAGTTTCAACTGTTGTTCTATTAGCTCAATTTGTTAATATTAGCTCTAATACTGGCAATGTTACCATGTATCAATCAAGAAGTGGTACTGATATTGAGATTGCAAAAGAATTTCCTATCCCTGCAAATGATGCAGGATCTCTATTAACTGGTCGTTTAATTTTAGAAGCTGCAGATTCATTAAAGGTTAAATCTGGAACCAATGATACTTTTAAGTTTGTGTTTTCTTATCTAGAGACTGCAAATGCTTAAACTGATTAGTGGCAAAGTTAAGGTTTTAACTCCTACGGAGGTTGCAAATTCTAGATACGAATTTTTAGATTTACAATCTGCTGAGCCTAATCTTGGTGTTGCGATTCAAGATGGATTTTATCTAGTCTATGATAGCACCGCACCTGGAGGAAGAAGATGGAATGATGGTGGATTGGGTGCGCAAGGCGCACAAGGTTTTCAAGGTGCACAAGGTTTCCAAGGCGCTCAAGGTTTCCAGGGATCTCAAGGCTTTCAAGGCGCACAAGGTTTCCAAGGCGCTCAAGGTCTTCAGGGTGCTCAAGGATTCCAGGGATCTCAAGGCTTTCAAGGAGCTCAGGGTTTTCAGGGAAATCAAGGCTTCCAAGGTACACAAGGCAATCAGGGTTTCCAAGGCGCACAAGGTTTTCAAGGCGCTCAAGGTCTTCAGGGCGCACAAGGCTTTCAAGGAACTCAGGGCAATCAAGGTTTCCAAGGTGCTCAAGGATTCCAGGGAACTCAAGGCAACCAAGGTTTTCAAGGTGCTCAAGGTCTTCAGGGTGCTCAGGGATTCCAAGGCAATCAAGGATTTCAGGGAAATCAAGGTAGCCAAGGTTTCCAAGGTGCTCAAGGATTCATAGGCGCACAAGGTTTCCAAGGCACTCAAGGTAATCAAGGTTTCCAAGGTGCACAAGGATTCCAGGGATCTCAGGGTCTTCAAGGTGCTCAGGGTTTTCAGGGTAATCAAGGTAGTCAAGGATTCCAAGGTGCACAAGGATTCCAGGGATCTCAGGGTCTTCAAGGTGCTCAGGGTTTTCAGGGCAACCAAGGAAATCAAGGATTCCAGGGATCTCAGGGTCTTCAGGGTGCACAAGGCTTCCAAGGTACTCAAGGTTTCCAAGGCGCTCAAGGTCTTCAAGGTGCTCAGGGATTCCAGGGATCTCAGGGTTTCCAAGGTAATCAGGGTTTCCAAGGAGCTCAAGGTTTTCAAGGCGCTCAAGGTCTTCAAGGTGCTCAGGGATTCCAAGGCACTCAAGGATTTCAGGGCAACCAAGGAAATCAAGGTTTCCAAGGCGCGCAGGGTTTCCAGGGAACTCAAGGATTCCAGGGAACTCAAGGCTTTCAAGGCAATCAAGGCAATCAGGGTTTCCAAGGAGCTCAAGGTCTTCAGGGCGCTCAGGGATTCCAGGGTGCGCAGGGTCGTCAGGGTGCTGATGGTCTTCAAGGTGCTCAGGGATTCCAGGGATCTCAGGGTTTCCAAGGTAATCAGGGCTTCCAAGGAACACAAGGTTTTCAAGGCGCTCAAGGTCTTCAGGGTGCGCAGGGATTCCAAGGCACTCAAGGATTTCAGGGATCTCAGGGGTTCCAGGGCAATCAGGGGTTCCAAGGTAATCAGGGCTTCCAAGGCACACAAGGTTTCCAAGGATCTCAAGGTCTTCAGGGTGCGCAGGGATTCCAAGGCACTCAAGGATTTCAGGGATCTCAGGGTTTCCAGGGTGCACAAGGATTCCAGGGATCTCAAGGTCTTCAGGGCACACAAGGATTCCAAGGAACACAAGGATTCCAAGGAACACAAGGCTTTCAAGGTGCTCAAGGTCTTCAGGGTGCACAAGGTTTCCAAGGCACACAAGGATTTCAGGGCAACCAAGGCAACCAAGGTTTTCAAGGATCTCAGGGTCTTCAGGGTGCACAAGGCTTCCAGGGAACTCAAGGTTTTCAAGGATCTCAGGGTCTTCAGGGTGCACAAGGCTTCCAGGGAACTCAAGGCTTCCAAGGTGCACAAGGATTTCAAGGCACTCAGGGCAATATAGGAAATCAAGGAAATCAGGGCTTCCAGGGATCTCAGGGTCTTCAGGGTGCACAAGGTTTCCAAGGTAATCAAGGTTTCCAAGGCGCACAAGGTTTCCAAGGATCTCAAGGTCTTCAGGGCGCTCAAGGATTCCAAGGCGCTCAGGGTAATATTGGCAACCAAGGAAACCAAGGCTTTCAGGGCGCACAAGGTTTCCAAGGCGCTCAAGGATTACAGGGAACTCAAGGTAATATTGGCAACCAAGGCAATCAGGGTTTCCAAGGCACTCAAGGATTCCAGGGAACTCAAGGATTCCAAGGATCTCAAGGTTTTCAGGGCACTCAAGGATTTCAAGGTGCTCAAGGATTGCAGGGAACTCAAGGTAATATTGGTAACCAAGGCAATCAAGGTTTTCAAGGAACACCAGGTGCAGGAGGAACTCCAGCATCTCCTGGATCTCCTGGAGCGCAGGGTGCGCAAGGTTTCCAAGGCGCGCAAGGATTGCAGGGAACTCAAGGTAATATCGGTAATCAAGGTAATCAGGGTTTCCAAGGTGCTCAGGGTTTCCAAGGCGCTCAGGGTTTCCAAGGCACTCAGGGTAATATCGGTAATCAAGGTAATCAAGGATTCCAAGGTGCTCAAGGATTCCAAGGCAATCAGGGATTCCAAGGAACACAAGGTAATATCGGTAATCAAGGTAATCAGGGTTTCCAAGGTGCTCAAGGATTTCAAGGCAATCAGGGATTCCAAGGAACTCAAGGCTTTCAAGGTTCACAAGGATTCCAGGGATCTCAGGGTCTTCAGGGTGCACAAGGATTCCAAGGTACACAAGGAAATGTTGGCAACCAAGGTAATCAAGGTTTTCAAGGCGCACAAGGCTTCCAAGGTACACAAGGAAATGTTGGCAACCAAGGTAATCAAGGTTTTCAAGGCGCACAAGGCTTCCAAGGATCTCAAGGTCTTCAGGGCGCTCAAGGATTTCAAGGAACACAAGGTAATATTGGCAACCAAGGTAATCAAGGTTTCCAAGGTGCACAGGGTTTGCAAGGTGCACAAGGTTTCCAAGGTGCGCAAGGATTCCAAGGCACACAAGGCAACATAGGAAACCAAGGCAATCAGGGTTTCCAAGGCGCACAAGGCTTCCAGGGATCTCAAGGATTCCAAGGTACTCAGGGTAATATTGGTAATCAAGGCAATCAAGGATTCCAAGGTGCTCAGGGTTTCCAAGGTGCTCAGGGTTTTCAAGGTGCCCAAGGTCGTCAGGGAGCTGATGGTCTTCAAGGCACTCAAGGATTTCAAGGTGCTCAAGGTCGTCAGGGAGCTGATGGTTTACAAGGAACTCAGGGCTTCCAAGGTGCTCAAGGTCGTCAGGGAGCTGATGGTCTTCAAGGCACTCAAGGATTTCAAGGTGCTCAAGGTCGTCAGGGAGCTCAAGGTTTCCAAGGCAATCAAGGTTTCCAAGGCAATCAAGGTTTCCAAGGCAACCAGGGCTTCCAAGGCACTGATGGTATTCAAGGTGCTCAAGGTCGTCAAGGTGCACAAGGATTCCAAGGCAATCAAGGATTCCAGGGCAATCAAGGATTCCAGGGTACACAAGGTAACATTGGCAACCAAGGCAATCAGGGTTTCCAAGGCACTCAGGGTAATATTGGCAACCAAGGCAATCAAGGCTTCCAAGGTGCTCAAGGTTTCCAAGGTACACAAGGCAATATTGGTAATCAGGGAAACCAAGGATTCCAAGGTACACAAGGCAATATTGGTAATCAAGGAAACCAAGGCTTCCAGGGCACACAAGGCAATATTGGCAACCAAGGCAATCAGGGATTCCAGGGAACTCAAGGTAACATTGGCAACCAAGGAAACCAAGGCTTTCAGGGCACTCAGGGTAATATTGGTAATCAAGGAAACCAAGGATTCCAAGGTACTCAGGGTAACATTGGCAACCAAGGTAATCAGGGATTCCAGGGCACTCAAGGAAATATTGGCAATCAAGGTAATCAAGGATTCCAAGGTACACAAGGCAATATCGGCAATCAAGGTTTCCAAGGTGCACAAGGATTTCAAGGCACTCAAGGTAACATTGGTAATCAAGGCAACCAAGGATTCCAGGGAACCCAAGGAAATATTGGTAATCAAGGCAATCAAGGATTCCAAGGCACTCAAGGTAATATTGGCAACCAAGGAAACCAAGGCTTTCAGGGCACTCAGGGTAATATTGGTAATCAAGGAAACCAAGGATTCCAAGGTACTCAGGGTAACATTGGCAACCAAGGTAATCAAGGATTCCAGGGTA